CCCCGCAGATCAAGGTCATCTCGCTCTTGTTGAGCGTGATCTGCGTGAAGTAGTTCCCATACGAGAGGAAGTTCTTCCAACGAAGTTACACAAAGAAGATCATCGTTCACTCCACCGATATTTATACGGGAGTCTCTAGACCTTCATAAACATTCTTTGAGGAGAACCAAGACGGGGGATTGCCGTGATTCCACTTGGCAAACCTAGCCTTCTCTCCGAGATAGTACTTGCGGTATGCAACCACAGCATCGGTGCTTCGGTATTGATCAGGCATTGCCTGTGGGAATGGAGTGAGCGAGTCCTTTGCCCCATGTGGGAGGACAACATGCATCATGAACCATTTCGCCATCTGCTGGCACGAATGAACCTTGTCATACCTACGGGTATATTCCATGCATAGTTCGTGCGTATGCCTTGCAAGCCATTCGTAGTTGTCGAAGGACTCCCTAGCCCAAATGGTGCATGGATGGTTTGCAAACGATGCCTTGTACAGGTTCACGGGAGCATAGATGACATGACTGCCGCAGATGCGATGATTGGTCGATAGCATCTGACAGCCTTCGACTATCATCTTCACCACATGCTTGTCGCAGAGATCACGCGCTGCCTGTGCTGGATCTTGGTTCACGATGAAAATGTTCATGCCTAGATCATACACCGTGATCTAGGCATGTCAAGTCATGTACTCAAATAATCAGGCATACCATAAGATGCAGGAGCCGTCAGCCATACTCCGCGAGAACCAGATGGGATCGGAATAGTTGCTGGAAGATTTGGCTGAGTCGTGCTTTGATTGACCAACTGAGTCTTTCCTGGCGGAACCGTTATTCTCCACAACCTAGAACCTGTGTTTCCAATATATGCTCCGCTGATCACCTGATTGGTTCCCGCTTGATACAGATCGATGCGGTCGATGGTAGCACCTGTGGCACCCGTGGCATTTGTGCATGGAATACCAACAGTGTTTCCGCTGATTGTCTTCCAATCGATGAGAAGTTGGTTCGGCAGAGAAACTGATCCATTCGAATTGAAGATATGGAATGCCTCCACTCCGTTCAAGCAGAGATGGTAGAACTGCTCCTTATAGTATTCAGTTGCATATGAGTTTCCTTCATAGAACTGAGTATAGGAAGCATCTCCACTCCATCCACCAAATGCACCAGTGAGAGATCCTAAGATCCATGTACGAATGCCATCCTGATATGCCTGTGGTCTTGTACGAAGTATTCCTCGGAACCTACGGATGTCCGCAATGAATGCCTGATATGCAGGACATCCAAATGTAATGCCTCCCTCTGCAACAGGATGCCATCCGAATGACTTGCCATAGCGAGTTGCCTCGTCCGTTGTAGCACCTGGTGGATACCCATACAGATTTATTGGTCCTGCACCACCCGATGGATCCACACCCGATGCATTCTTTCCACCTGCCAACTGACCATAGGAATGCACCTCATGTCCATAGCCAGTAATATGTTCTTGCACTCTGCGATGACCATTGAGATCCGTGGCAAATTTAGCCTCTGCTGCATTGGTTGCATAGAGAGTAGATGAGTACTTCTTGGTACTTGGGAATCCTGCTGTTTCATTCAACGAGTCGCCGATGATCTTGGATTTCAAGTCTCCGTGACAGAATGTATAGATCGCAGAGTTCCATGCATACATCTTCAATATTTGCTCGGTAATGCCCCAAGGTGCCTTGAAGTCGTTTCTATTGTTCACATCAGTGAAGAAAGTCAGTATGGCTGCTGCACTTGCCCCACAAACACCCATACCCTCACTCACTAGAATCGAATCATAATGTTGCTTGAACTCTTGTGCAAGTGTCCGATTCGTCACGCTGTTTGTGATTCCAACAAACCTAGGATCGTCCATGATGGCTCCGAAACGCCTTGCATCGGGGACTTCTAGCCACGGGTAGGTATCGACGAACGAATCAAGTGCCGCAGTACCAGCAGTGTGAGTATTATAAAAAGATCCGATGCTGAATATATCCAGTGCTTCATTATCATCATTGACAACACTGAAGAGTTGACCCACATTCCTTGCCTGTTGCAAGAAGTTCTTGTACGATGTTTTTGCTGTCTCGCGGTTTACATATGCCCAAGGAGTATTGAACCTCAGGGGAGAGGTATCAAGATTCGTGAATGTACCACCATAGTCGGTGCTTAGATATGTTACACCAGGAGTATTTCCTGTGTATGTGGTTCCATCCGCAGTTCTCTTGAAGAAGTAATCGTTTGGTCTAAATGTTGAAGGTCCATCAAGGAGCCAGTAGGTTGGTATGACTACACGCCGTTCGATAGGAATAGTTGTTGCCACAGAAACAAAGTCGGCAAACTCAGTCGATGGCAATCCTGCCGTGGAACCAGGATCAGTATATCCTCTGTAGTTAGCATTTCCTTGTGGCTTGATTATTGGGACTATTGCAGGATTGTCTCCGGTGAGTCCAAAGTAGGCAGCACCATAGACAGTATAGTCCAATGCACGATAGTATCCTTCAGGAGTCGTTGGAGTGGTTCCTGCATTGTCCAGTTCATTGTAGAGGTTTGTGAACCCGAGTGAATCAAGACCAGCAGTCAATCCACCCTTCATGCAGGCATAGAGAAGTTCAAACTCCGATGTTCTTGCATTTCCACTCCAGAAGTTCTGTGCTGGAGTTGCTGGAAGATCAGTTCCCATGTCATATTGCAAAAGCCTGCCCTTTGAAATATCGAACCAACCAGTAGATTGAGGAGCAAATCGAGAATCTCCATTATAGAAACCATCAAACACGGTTCCATTCAGCGCAAGAATCGTCGGATAGAGATAGAAGAGCCGGAATCTACGATCACGATCCCAAGGAACTCCAAGGCTGCTGGGTGTGTATGGTGAAGGGTTATACACCGTATTTGAAATACGCTTCCATTCCAACGGAGGAAGTCCCGATGTATCTCCATTCAACTGTATGAATGTATTGTAGAAGAAAGGATATGCATCAAGCGGGAGATATGAAACAGGTGATGCATCGGGTCTACATCCAACATAAAGTTCCCCGAGATAACTGCTGCCACAAACACCCATTCCCCAGACTTGGTTGGTGTAGGTCAGTCCTCGCCGCCTTTGTCCGATGACAAGATCATAGAGACTGGTTTGCAATGATGATGCAATATCGCTGTCGAGACACCAATGTCTAGGCAATGTGTCTGTTGGCGATTTTCGCTGATTGTTGGAGTTGGGATCAAGTATATCTCCGTCATCCATGAACATATAGTGTGCAAATCGTTCGATGCCTAGCACCACTCCATTGCCACCACTTGATCCATAGGTATTGTTGAACTGTTTTCTAGCCCAAGTTACGGGTATGTTCTCAACGAAACTCACTCCATTGCTTGCAATGTTTTTCCATGCAGTGAAACCATTTGGCTGATATCGATGGAATGTCCGTTCGATCAGTGAAGATGCATCCATGAATACATGGGCAAATCCATCGATTGGTGAACGGAACTTCTCCTTCCAATGAGAAACCGATGCATCAAGCCTCCAGTTGAAATACGCCGTATTTCCTGCAACGGTTGGATCCCTAAAGAGTGCCCAGGGAACCATGCTTTCAAACTCTGTTCCGTATGGAAGACCACCAAGATAACCGATGAACTCCATCGAATTTCCCCATGCCGATGATAGGTCATTCAGGGATTGATATACCATCTCTCCAAAACCATACGATATGCCGATGGTGTTATAGGGTACGGGGCGGTCGGTTATTTCCTGTGGGTTGGTTGGGAAGGTAGTCCCATCGAATAGTTGAAGGGTAAGTTTGTTAAAGCACAAACCTGGTACATTGCCACCCCACCAGCCATCCGACCATGTCAATCCTTGTGGATATCGTATCCACGGAGAACCAACAGATACCACACCACCAGTAAATCCTCCGGATGATCTATCGCCCATCGTAGCAGTATAATGTCCTGCGGGATAGAAGTAGTTGCGATAACTCTCATTTAGGAATGCATCTGTGACACCATCGACAACTACTCCATTGAACGGATCACGGGTGATTCCAACATCATTCAGCAAGTCCCTCATCGTGGTGGATTCACGCAGAAGCAACCCAGAATCAAATCTCCAATATCCATGCGTATACCTGTCTGAGATCCAAGGAAAACTTCTCTTGTGTAGCCCACCAATACCCGACATCGGAGTCCCAAAGTGTCCATATGGACACTGCATGAAAACTCTCTCTATGCAATTGTTGTAGTTTAGGGTAAGACCCATAGATTTCTGTGGATTTGTGTTGGTATCCGGATACCACATGAAATCATTGAAGTTGAAGAACATGTTTCCACCAGGTCCAGGACTAGAGGTGGCATCTCCAATACCATAGAGTTGGTAGTCCACAAACCGATGCTTTGCCTTCTGAGGGCTTCTTGCCCGTTCAAAGACTTTATATGCAGACTTGACTGCTGCGGCAAAATCCTTCGGATGGGTCAATGGATCAAACCACCCACCGTCCGCATATGAACTACCCGGATATGCAGCATATTGAAATGCGGATTGAGCAGTTCCACCAAGGATCAGTGGATTGATTCCTGCCGATACTCCAAGCAATGACATCGTTGCTGCCTTGCCCACCACAGGATCGGCAGCAGACCAACCTGGCTCGTACCTTTCGATGAGGTACTTCATCACAATGTCATATTTTTCTTGGAAGGTCTTGGGCGGTGCAGGTGGAGTAGGGATGACGGGAGTCCTTGTTCCCTGTTCAGCGACAACGCTAGTACCAGCATTGACTCCAGCCAACTTGGAGTTCGTCAACTTGACCTTGTAGTTGTTCTTTACCCGTATGTTCGTTATCTTCATTTGGTTGCCTCTGCTGCTACTTCGAACTTTCCATCCAGCAACTTGCTGACTATCTCATCCGAGCCGACCAACTCGACAAGTTCCACATCGTAGAAGTACCGACCTCCCTTGAAAGAAGCCGCAGTATCTGATGTGATTATCATCCTTGCAAATCCGGTTGCTCCACCGACGAAGGCAAATCCATCTCGCACAAATCCTTCGGTTGTTCCTGGCTGAACCACGAAGTTGGTGGTGATGCCAGCGGAATAGATGATCGAATTCGTGTACTTGGACTTGCGGATCTTCATCCTCATGCGGTAGGCGTCGAGGGAATACTCCGTGGTTCCAGATGCATTGATGCTTTGCTCAAGCATCTGTATCGGAGTCAAGAGGTCATCGAATACCTGAAACTCAAGTACGAAGGTGGATCCCTGCTCGGCATTTAGGTCTATGCTCAGTGCTGCCATGTTTTCCTCTCAGGTGGTTGCTTCTGCGTTCACTACCATGCGACCAGAGAGAACCTTGGTCACTTCAAAACTTCCAGTTGTCCCCGAAACTGCCTCTATGTCATAGAAGTACTTTCCATACTTTATCGCAGCAGTGGAAGTGGGATTGATTGTCAATCTGATTTTGCCAGGAGTTCCTGCAATGACATAGAAGCCATCTGCGGTAAGACCCTCTGTATCGTCATCCCCGACCTGTATGATGTCGGTTTCAGAAAGAGAATATGCGACTGCACCGATGCAGGTAAGGCAGCCGTACTTGGTTTTCCGCAACTTCATGCGGAAGGAATAGATTCCCAGATCATAGGTATTCGCACCACCGGCTGATGGGGTCATCAGACCAAGAGGAGTATCGTCATCCTTCTTGAGTTCAAACTCAAGGATGAACGAAGCACCCTGCTCTATCGTGAAGTCCTGTACTGTAAGTGCCATTTATAGTCCTCCCCACATCACCGACAGCCCCATACACGGAGCGATGCATTTATCTTCGACTTGGGATCATTTGCAGTCTTTGCACTGGTGTTGTGCTTCTTCATTCCCTTCATACGCGCACAGAATGATTTTCTTCTTGCCTGAGTCTTGTCGGAGAGTTTGCCAAAGCCACCCTTGCGCTTTGCCTCATCCTTGGTTTCGATGCCAGCATGGATGCCTTGACGATGTGCTTCCTTGCGGGAAAGACCACCCTCGGGATGGTTCTTGCCCTTCACAAAACCCTTGTATGGCTTCTTCTCTTCCTCTGCGATCCGAACCTTCCTGCCATCGGAAGACCTGGCATATCCATCGTCCTCATTCAGGCTGAGTTTCTTCTTGGTCTCGCTCAGTATGCTCTTCTTGTCCACGAATGCGGAGAAGGACAACTTCTGCTCGTTGACTGCCTTCCACTTGCCACCTTTGCGCTTGTAGCACTGAGCAGCCCAGCCATTCGCATATGCGGATGGGTAGACATCGAACTTGGCTCGGGCTTGCGAGACGCAATCCTGCCACTTGTCGGGGCTTGTGGGGCTGTTCTTCTCAAGCAAAAGATCCATCGATTCGATCAGATCGTCCTTCGGATCGATTACATACTCTTCGCTTATCTTGCCTTTTCCAAAGTTTGAGACATTGATGGGCTTACCCTGCCTTTCCGAATTCGGATCATGTTTTCTCTTGGTACGGACAGCAGCGGCTCTCTCCGTCTTGGAAAGTTTCCGCCGCTTCTCATTGGACATGCACTTTGGCTTTGGTTCGCCAGGTTCACGCGCACAGGGACCAACCACTTCACCCTTGGTGTTGATGCGCTTCCAGCCACCCTCGGGGTGCTTGGGATTGAACCACTTGCGAAGATCCTCGCGAATATGACCGTCCATCTGTCCTCCAGTTTCCAATATTTAGGAAACTAGATGGACAAACTTTCAGTATAAATCTCCCGCATCAGGTTCTTCAGGTCGCTTCCGCCGTCGATCTTGAGTTCATCGATGTACCCGTCTATGAGATCGACGGTGTTCTTGGAGAGTTCCTTTTCGGAAACAAAGGAATCCTCGGTTTCCTCCTCAGCCTCCATCTTCTCCGCGATCAGGAGATCATGGATTCCTGCCTCAAAAAGACGGTCGCAGAACATGTCGAACTTGGGCTGGTTCTTCTTGGAGGTTACCACCAACTTCACAAAGCATTCCTTGTACTTCGCAAAGTTGAAGTTTCCATGCCCCTGTTCGTCCAGGTTGAGGTCATAGTTAACCCGATGGTACAGTTTCCTCGGATTCTCAAAGAACTCCAAGGAGCCATCCTCCGTGTCAAGCACATGGAATCCCTTGGACTCATTGACCTCGGAGAAGAACATCTGATAGGGATTGCCAAGATAGTGGATATTTCCGCTTTCCTGCTTGCAATGGAAATGCCCCGAATAGACCTTCTTGAACCGCGACAGGACGGAGGGGTCGAGACCACCTTCGTGCTTGACTCCACGAACCACCTCATAGCCCGTCAGTTCAAAGTGACCGAACAGGGCATCGGCATTGCTCGTCTCAAGGTACTTCTGAACCTCGGATGCATTGTCCTTCGATATCCACGGAACGAATCCACAGACCATCCCGTCGATCATCACATCCTTGGGGTTCTCGTAGACCTTGAAATGGTCTCCGAATATCTCCACAACGGAGTTCACTTCATTGGTATTCTTCCAATAGCAGTCATGGTTTCCGATGACGCAATACACGGTGATGTCGTTCTTGGAGAACCATTCCGTGAACCTTTTTCTGACATTCCGCAGGGTATTGAAGTTGATGAACTTCCTGCGATCAAGAACATCACCCATGTGGATGACCGTCTTGATGTTGTTCTTCAGCAGATAGGGGAAGAACTGCTTCTCAAAGAACTCAAGGTATGCCTCAAGAAAGACAGGAGAATCATTCTTGAATCCGAAGTGAGTATCGGTGACGATGGCGATCTTCATTTCTTTGGCTTCTTCTTGGTGACCTTCTTGGTGACCTTCTTGGAGGTTTTCTTAGCAGCCTTCTTGGCAACGACAAGTTCCTTGACAGGTTCCTTCTTCTTGCTACCTTGGAAGTTCTCAAGGTCGAGTTCAGTCAGGGAAAGAGACTTGAAGAAATCCTGTATCTTGTTCTCGTCATGGTATGCATCGTTGAGCCACCTTGGAACCGTGCCGTTCGTCCTTGCCATCTCTATGCTCTTGAACTTGATGTAGTTCTGCTTCTTTTCCTTCTGTATCCTGCGGACGAATGCATAGTAGATGATCTGAGTGAAGTAGGAAAACGGATTCTTTGACTTGGTAGGATCGAAGTTCGCGGCATACATCAGGCAGTTCTCTATTCCGTCCCCCACCATCTCCTCCCTGTATGGGTAGTTGATGAAGTTCGGTCTGTAGGAAAGACGCTCCGCGATTGCAAGGAAGCATCTGCCGATGTAGTCGGTAACGGGGGGAAGAGGAAGATTCGCCTTCTTGGCTTTCTTCCACTCCTTCTTCCACTTCACCATCTCCGCATAGAACACCTTGTTGTCGATATAGTGGCTGTCACTCATTCATGGTATCTCCTTTGCCTGTGCGAATATACTACACGGCTTTTGTATGAAAGCAAGGAGGCACTTTAGATTCTACTGGATTGTTGTTGACAGGCGAAAACGAAATAGGTAACTTGAGTGTGTCATGTTTCATCAAGAGGTGTTCTTAGAGATTACTTAGAGGTAGTCACTAGGATTGGAACTCCAATCCCTGTAACTATTCCCCCAAGACTCATCACCCTTCTCCTTCATGTTGATGTCGTTCTCTCGGATCTTCCTTGGCTTATCCTTGGTGAAATCGACATCGTCCTCAAGATCCTCTTCGGAATCGTCACCATTGTCATCAGGATACATTCCTGCGGTGAGGAAATCCTCAATCAGACCATCCTCCATCATGTTCTTGAAGACATTCGCAGGGAACATGAAGTTGACGATAACCGATTCCTTGCTCTCCTTGTCGAAGGAGGAACCCTTCATGAAGGAATCCATCCCCTCCACGGTCTGTGGGGGGAGTCCGGCAGCAGATGTCATCTCCATGAGCATCTTGTTCATCTCATCCTCTAGACGCTTGAAGTCCTCCTCTTCCTTCGCAGTAAGCGGAGGATCCTCATTCTTCACCGCTGGTGCGGAGGTAGGAACATCTTCTTCCTTGATGTACTTCTCGTATGCATCGATGGCTTCCTGAGAAGGAGCCATCTTGATGCCGACCCAGTTGTTCGGGATAGTGACTTCATTCTCATTCGTCCTACCAATCCAGTTCTCCATCACGACAGCAGCCCTGAGCGAACCCGATTTCGGATCGACAAACGGAACCTGTCGGATCTGCATTGGACGGAGAACCTTGATGTTCGTGCGGTTCTTGCCCGTGATGCTGGCGATCAACTCCTCGCCCGATCTCAACTTGATGAGGATATAGTCCTTCATTGGAGGTTCTCCATCTTTAGGATGATCGGTCGAAACTCGAATTTTTCCGACCGATAGATTTTGATTCTTTCGGAGAAATGACGAAGAGTGTGATTCTTTCTTGTCTTCCATGATAGATCATCTCCAATATCGTACAACTTTGCGAACTGCTTGTGTTCCGAAACACGCAGTTGCCTACCAATCGACTGCAATACCCGAATCCTAGACTTGCTCGGTGAGGCAAATATGATGTTGTGCAATCTCTTTATTGAGATCCCCGTCGAGAATGTCCCGTAAGACGCCACCACAATGCACGAATCGTTCTCTTCAAGGATCTTGCGTACAGCCTCGCGATCCTCCACATCCGTCCCACCATGCACAAAGAAGACCTTTCTCTTGTCAGTTTCCTTCGCGAGATCATATAGAACCTTTCCATGCTTCTCGACATACTGAAACAGAATAAGCGTGTTTCCCTTGAGCGTATGCGCGAGATCCGTTATGAACTTGTTTCTCTTGGCATTGTGGACGAGCCACAGCATCTCGTCACTATAGTTATGCTTGCTCATCGTGCGTCGATCTTCCTCGTTGTATTGGAGAAGGATTGCATCGATCTTGAGGCTTGAGAGGATGTTCTTGTCGATGAGTTTCTTTGTCGAGGTCACATGATACGAAGGACCAAAGAGACCTTCGATGATCAACTTATGCGATTGCATTCCGTCAAGAGTACCTGTTGTTCCGATTCTATGGTTGCAGTTGACGAGTTTCTCCATGATGCCGCTCAGGGATTTTGCCTTGAACATGTGGCACTCGTCCCCGAATGCTGCGGAGAACTGATCGAACCAGGAGCGAGGTTGCTTGAAGATGGACTGCCAGGTAGTGATGACGATGCGCTTGTTCGTGTCCTTGTCCTGCCCTGCATAGATTGCATGGCAGTTCTTCGATACCTTCCAGTCTGTTCCTTTGGCATAGTTCTCGAAGTCGCTTGCCATCTGCGTGACAAGACCGATGGTGGGAACCACGATGAGTATCTTGCCATCCGTATTCTCAAGCAGATGCCTCACCAGCAGGTAGATGATCATCGACTTGCCGCTGCCTGTCGGAGACACCAGGAGGATTCTAGATGTTTCTGTTGCCTTGACGATGGCATCCCGCTGGTGGTCATGGAGCGAAGGAATCCCTGATGCCTTTCCCACGCATCGTTCAAACAATGTATCTACATTGTCCGGACTGAGCGGGATATTGGGAGTCGGTGTCAGGTTGTTCTCGACATGATAGCCGCGATCCGCTGCGAACTTGGTGACATAGTTCTTCAGCCCTCGGTAGATCGTTGCCTTGCCTATGTTGTATAGTTTGATGTCGCCACTCCATCGCGTCTTGCGGAAGCGGGACATGTACTTGTGGTTTGGAACCTTGAAGGAGAAGCAGTCGCTCAACTCCTTGGCAGTTCCCCTCTCACATCGCACACGGATAAACACGGAATCAACATCTTCAAGAACCAATGTATCCATGCAGATATTTATGGTTCCATGTCTTCTCCATTGAACCTAATCTTGAACTCTCCATCGTTCAATACCTTGCCGTCGAACAGCAGGACTTCCACTCCTGCGCTCTCAAGGATATTGATTCCAATATTGCATTTTTCCTTCCATCTCTCGGGAGTCTTGTCCCATATGGTCTTATGACCAACCACTCGGCGTATACCCGATAGAACCACAGCCCTTGAGCAGTCTGGGCAGATTATGAAAGGTGCATATAGGTGTGTGTTCAAGGTAGTAAGACCTTTGCTTGCACACTTGTAGATCACCGATCTCTCTGCATGTTCGATGTAGTCGTACTTCGGATCTGATTCGGTCTCGCGAATGGATGGATAGCGGTTCGCATCAGCCGCAATGATCCCCGATGAGGGGAAAATGATCAATGCTCCGTTCTGTGTGTTGGTATCCTGACTCCGTGCCTGAGCATGGATATATGCCTGACGGAGATATACGCGATGAATGCCTTCGGTTACGATCTTCATGATCCGCTCATGAACTTCTTCCACTCTATGGCAGACTTGATGTCCCAACCACGGCGACCAAGACCTTGCAGCACGGACTCAAGGTACTTCACCTTCTCGCGCTGATAGTGTACGCGAGCCTCAAGGCGCAGGAGATCCTTGTCAGACTCAAGATAGACATCGATGTCTGTTCGGAGGATCTTCAGCCCAAATGGTTGCCAACCCTTCTCATCAAGGGTCTCCTGATCCAACTTTCCAAGATAGTATTCCCACTTCAGCCTACGCATCTCCTTCTGCTCAATGAGATACTTGTGCAGGACAAGCGATTCGTCGTGCAATAGGTTTAGATACTTGCCGTGGAGTTGTGGAGTCTTCAACGACTCAAGGTCGAGGTTGAGATCATCGATCTCCATGTCTTTCTCGACCATCTTCTTGATTGTTTCGATGTCCATGACGAAGACTATACTAGAGATTCAGATCAAGTCAAGTGACCTTCTCGACATCAAAAGATTCATATTTGAACCTTACATTCACCGTGATGGGATCGCTGTCATTGAGTGCTGCATTGAGATCGAATCCATCAAGAGAGACGGGAAGAAGTTTCTTATAGACGATACGGATATGTGGCTGTTTTGCATTGTTGAGGCAATAGACCACTCCATCCGAATAATAGTTTTCGGTATTGCTGATTATCTCGCGAAAGTTCTCGAATGGGAGCAATCCGCGCATCCATTTGTATATCTCGTTCCAGTTGGAGAACTCCTCGTCAACGATGAAGGACAACTTCAAGTCATCCATCTCAATCGATGAACCAGGAACATGGTGCGATACGAACATGTTCTGAACTGCCACGCTGCCTATGTTGACTGAAGGAACATTTGCAGCAGTACACCAAAAGGATACATTTGGCAACCGAAGCAACTCAAACTTGAAGTTCGTGTTGAGCATCGGATTGGTGGTATCAGGCTGCCTTGCGAGAACATTGTAACTCAAGCCCTCCTGATTGATCTGTGGTATGTTGTATTCGCTCATATCATTATGTATTCCTAAAAAGAAAGTCGGGGGGATTTCTCCCCCCGACCTTTGCTTAGTTACTGCACTTCAACTATCAGCCAGCCGACTGAGAGTTGGCATTGATACCGTGGAGGTTATCGACGCGGAAGATGCGGTAGTAGATGTTGTTACGGTAGTTCGAAGCAATCGAAACATCCGTGGTGTTGTTGAAGGGGTTGACTGCCATTCCGTAGCGAGTCTTGAATCCGATCTTTGGCTGGAAAGTGTTCGGATTGATTGCACGGACCATCTGTAGTGGGATGTAAGGGCAGTAGAAGAGACCGGCGTCATATGGCGAGGTTCCCTTGTATCCAACGCACACGAAGTCGCGGGCACTGGTGTTGATGCCGACACCCGAGTATGGGTCAACATAGACCTTGATCTTGCCATTGAGAACACCGACGAAGGTGTTGCCAGTGTCATCGACATCAAGGTTGACATTGAGTGCTGGGCTGACATTGAGGAAACCACCCATTGCAAGTGCCGATGCAACATCGGACGAGCAGATGATGAAGTTACCCTTGCCACGGCGGGTATCCTTGGCAATCACATTGGCTTCGCGCTCAATCTGGAACATGAGACCACGGAACTTCTCAGCCGACCAACGACCATCCGAATCATAGAGGAGGTCATAGACACCGCCGACAGTGATTGGGTTAGCAGTACCACCAAACTGATAACTGGTTCCGTTGGTTGAATTGTACTTGAGGTCGGTGTGCTGTGCGCCGAGTTTAGCGGTTGCATAGATCGAACGAACGACTTCGCGGTTGATTTCAGCAAGGATTTCGGTGCTGAGAATGTTGGCGAGTTCGGTCTCAGCATCCAAGCCGTGGATAGCCTTGAGATCCTGAGCGAGTTCGATGGTGTACTCTGCCTTGAGTGCGCGAGTCCTTGCAGTGACGGCTGCACGATCAATGGTGAATGCCATTGAGTTGAAGTCGCCGGAGGTTGTTCCACCTTCACCGAGTGCTTCCGCAATCTGACGCTCCATACCACCATATGGTGCCCAGCCACCGGTTGCAGTGACCGAAGTTGCCGAGACGATGCCTGTGAGGGGATCTCCAGCCATGCTGAATTCGGGAGTGACACCAGTAAGTCCTGCACCGTAGGAAATACCCGAGAATCTCGTATATGCTTCCTTGTAGAGTGCTTCGGGACCAGAAGTACGAGTACCTACACTGTAGGTTGACTTCATTGCGAAGATCAATCCTGTTGGTGAGGTCATTGGCTGAACCGATGCAACATCGTATGCCATTAGGTTTGGCATTGCACGGCGAACGAGTGCGATGAGGATTGGATCGTAACCTGCAAGACCGCTGGAGGTGCTGTAGTTAAGACCAGTTCCTGCTGAGTTTGCGAGAGAAGAATCTTCGCGGAGTGCCTGTTCTTCATTCTCAAGAAGAATGGAGGTGACTGCGCGACGATAGTTGTCCTGAACGGGGGACAGGCTGCTGTGTTCAAGCACAGGCTGCCACTTATGCTCAAGTTGTTCTACTAGTGAAAAAGTTCCCATTTCTGTGTCTCCTTAAATGTAACAGGGATTACCTGTTTGTTAGACCCTTGCGTGAAAGTGCAGAAGTATAGTTCTGCATGATTGGATTGATTGATGTTTCCTGTTCCTGAAGATTCTCTTCGGTCTCGCCGCTGTCTAGGACGATTTCCTCAACGAGATCCATAGAAGCAGATGCTGGCTTGCGGATACGACGAGCGTTTCCGAAGTATGATTCCTTGAGGACGGACAACTTCTCTTCAAAGAGTTCCTCCGAGTCGAACTCAATGCCCTCTGCAAGGGTACGGAGTTTCTCGACCTGAGTATCGGCTAGACCATCGCAGTAGGACTCGAAGATGTCATCGCAACGGAGTGCGACGATCTGCTTCTTGAGTTCGATGTTCTCGTTGACCTGCTCATTGACCTCGTTGCGGAGTTCCTCGTTCTCTTCTTCCATTTCAGAGACGAGATCGACCTTCTCTTCGGGAACCTGAATGTAGTTCTGCTCAAAGATGTCGCGCATTCCATTGAGGAAGTTCTCTGCGATCTCGGTCTTGATGCCACTCTCGACTACGAGACGGTTTTCCTTGAGCCATTCCTCGGCAATGTACGAGATGTAGTCATTGACGCGAGACGAGAGTTCATCAAGGATCTTTGCGGTGTTCTCTTCGATGGTCTGCTCGTAAGCCTCTTCAAGACGCTCAACGATTGCATCGTAACGCTCGCTGATGGCTGCTTCGAAGACTGCGCTTGCCTTGGTCTTGAAGTCCTCGGAGAGTTCCTCTCCTTCGAACATCGCAGACATATGCTCCTTCATGGTGAAGTCGCTCTTGTCTGGAATCTTTGCCTTGCCCTTGAAGGGAGCCTTGCCAGCGATGGTTGCCTTGTTGGTACCGGACTTATCTGCGGGAGCATCCCACATCTTCGGACCCTTGCCCGAATAGTCCTTGTCGGTGTCGCTGTTGGCAACAACCTCATACTCCTCGCTGACATCATCCTCATCGTCAGACTCTTCGTCCTCATCGATGAGTTCTTCTTCGTCCTCGTCGGCAAAATCCTCGTCGGATTCATCCTCAAGGTCTAGTTCGTCTTCGTCCTCTTCGATGACCTCGTCCTCATCAATCTCTTCTTCGTTGATGGCGGCATCATCTGCAAGGATTTCTTCTTCTTCGAAAAACTCTTCGGGCTGTGGCATTAGAATCTCCTTTATCTTCCCATATGTATAAAAGTTATAGTTTGGATATGAAGTCCCTAAAGACCTCTAGTTTTGCTTCTTCTAGTTTCCTGGAAGAAGCCTTCTTGATGGTATTCTTATAGGAGGCAATGTGCCTCTCAGCAAGGACTCCGTTGTTCCAGACCCATTCCTTGCCTTCCATGATGCCGTTTACGAAAGCATTGGGTGCAGAGGGATCGGCAACGATATCGACGGTGGCAAGATTGAAATCATCCTGCACCTCGTTCACGCCGTTGACCTGCTTGAGGGAACCCATTCCGCGCGAGGAAACGCCAAGACGAACACCCTCATCGATGAGGTTCTTGACGATGTTTCCATATGGGGTATCAAGGATCTTTGCCTTGCCATAGACCGTGTTTCCGTCCATCTTCATCTCCTTGATGAGATGGGAAATGCGGTCTAGGTTCAGGCTTGGTCCCTGTGGGTGACCCATTTCTCCGAGAGAACGGTTGGTCTTGATGTAGTCGTTGTTGTACTTCTCGACCTCGCGCTCCATGATGGCAGCGGGGTAGATGCGACCGTTCTTGTTGACCTGCTCGGACTGCATGAAGATGCCACGGATGTAGTAGTTCTTCTTACCACCACCAGCATCTTCGGTGAGGGTTTGGATGTTATCTTCAGTGTGTTCGGTGAACAGTAGCATCTGTGGCTCCTTTAGCGGTACTTACCCTTGTTCTTGGTCTTGGAAGCAGCACTTGGTGTAAGTCTTCCTGCCTTGACTGCGGCATTGATGTGGGAGCCGTGGACTTCAGCCTGGGGAGTCTCGCGCTTTCCATCTCTGTCAAAATCTGCTTTGGCAAGTTCTTCGTTCACATCGTCGCCACAAGTTTCACAATCATCAAAGAGGTTTGCCGCGACTTCCATCTTGGCAACTTCAAGTTCATCTGAAACTGCTGCAAATACGAGGTTGTTCGTGATTTCCTTGGCAGCGACGAAGTCTTCGTCAACGATTGCTCTGATCAGGTCGTGTGGTGTACTCATGGTATTCTCCGTGGATAATGATATTTATCGTTTTGGCTTCTTTGCGGGGGTTTCTTCGGGCTGAGGCATCTGAGCCTGTAGTTGTGCCTGATCCTGCTGCTGCTGCAACTGCTGCTGATTCTGTATGTCGCCAGTCATCTGCTGAGTGGTTGCCTGAGTGGTGATCTGAGTCGGCAGCACATTGTTCGGATCCTCTGCCTTCTCCGAATCGATCTCTGCATCGATGTCCGCAATCTCGTCGTCCGACAAGCGGAGGATCTTCTTCTGAATGAACTTCTTGGAGAAATACTTGCCCAAGTACGGATCTGCCGCAGCAACCAGAGTCATTCTGGTGTTGAGCATCTCGTTTTCCTTGGCTTCCGTGAAGTAGGAATCCTTGCGGAAATCGAAGCGAATGTTCGGGTGGATCGACTCCCAATCGTCCTTGGTGATGACTCCCTTGAGGATCAACTGGGTCTTGAGGAGTTCCGCAAACAGATCGGAGAACTTCTTGCGAAGACGCTCGATGAACCTGAAGAACTTCAGTTCGTCGCGGGTGATCTCTGCCTGACGACCCATGTTGAAGCCGTTCTGATCGGTCTCAAGACGGGAGATCGGAACATTCAGGGACTTGTATAGTTTCTTCTGAAAGTAGAGGACATCGTCCATCTGACCAAGGTTTTGACCACCTGGCAGGGTGCTGACTTCAGTTCCCTTGCCGCCTTCGCGACGAGGCATCCAGAAGTCCTCAAGCATCGTCATGTGCTTGCGCTCATCGCGCATCTCGCCCGTCGATGCATCATACACCAACTTGTTGCGATAGCGGTTCATGATCTCCTTGAGGTACTGCTCTGCCTTTGCCTTGGGGAGGTTTCCAACATCCACATAGAACACCCTGCGCTCGGGTGCGCGAGCCATGCGATAGATGACGAGGGCATCCTCGACCATCTTCAACTGATTCATTGGCTTCAGTGCCTTGTGGATGTATGAGAGGACTCTTCTCTTTCCTCCGTCGAACAGACCGCTATGGACATAGCAGATTGAATCTGTGGCGATCCTGACACCCTTGAGTGGCGTGGCAGGTGCATATGCCGCAGTCGATGTGACTGTTTCCTCGCGCTCGTTGTAGATGAAGAACTCATCGACCTTGGCAACGAGATCCGCGCCCGTCTTCTGATCCTTCTTCTTGACTACATTGCGAACCTTGCGGATGTTCGTTGCCTCGACGGGACGGAGTTCCACAAGACCCTTCTTAGGGTTTTCCTTGTCGATGATCTTATGGTAGTAGAGCCTTCCGTCGATGTACCACTTTCGGAATATCTCATATCCCTTGTCCTGAAACTTCAGCAGACGAAGGATCTCATCGAACTCATCCGCAATCTTTCCCTTGATCTTCGGAGAGATGCGCTTGTCATCCACATGGATCTCGACGGGTCTCTTTGTCTCGTCATAGACGATTGACTCATCGCAGATATCCGCGATTGCCATCTCCACCTCGGGGTAGAGAGACATCTCGCGGTATTTGCGGATCATGTCGCTGGTAGCCTTGATGCCACCATCGAAATCCATGTATGAACTGAAATAGACACCAGATGTAACAGGCAAAGCCCCATCGTCGTACTGAGGAGGAGCAAACGATGTGTTTGCTGTTACATCCTCCTGTTTCTCCGTTGGGGCTATTTTGCCAGTGCGGCTGAGGGAATAACCAAAAAGTTCAAATGCCATTCATCTCTCCTGAGAAATGCTTAGGTCAATGGAGTGAGTTTCACACCATCGGTGACATCAGGTGTCGTGCTGTCCGTTGCGAAGTACGAGTAGGCAAGTGTAACCTGGAACTCTTCGATCTGATCGGTAGATTCGAAACTCAGGTCGATTGCAGAGATGTCGGTTGGGAAGCAACCGATCAACTTGTATGCCTTGATCGGAGTTCCCTGACGGTTCAACTGATTGACAGTCCAGTCCTGGAACAATGGATTCAAGAATGGAGTGAACGAAGTGGCGAATGCGGGAGTAGAGATATTGCTCTGCATTCCCTGAATGTTGTTGATCCATGTCTCGAACGCATTTCTCAAGGAGAAGTTGGAGTCGTTGATGATCGTGATCGACCAATCTGCGAATGTCCTGTCTCCAGGAAGTTTGATCTTCCTGCCACGGAAAGGAACTTCGATGGTTCCGATTGCAGTTCCCGGCAGCGATGCTGCCTTGATGAGGAAGGGAACTGCCTGTCCGTTGTTCGCGAGGTTTGCACCTCCGATGGATCCATTTACTTCAAAGAGCGAGGGCTTTACGCCCGCTCCTACCATCTGCTTTGCAAAGGTTGTAATATCTGCTGCCATTGTGGTTCTCCTCTATATCCTATTTATTCGGTGATGGTTAGCGTGAAATCAGATTTCACCGCAATGAAGTTCAACTGGATGAAGTTGATGGACTTCGCTGGCTTGATATAGATGTCTGCCACGAACTGGTTATTATCGATGACTTCAGCCGTGTTGTTTGTCTGATCGCAAACGACCCTGTAGTCAACGATACCCCTCTGCGACTGAATGGCGCGGAGGAATGGCGTGACAAGATTCCTGAACTGTGCGCGAGTAAACTCGTCATTGAACTCAAAGAGCGAGTACTTAGCCGCCTTGGCGATTGCCTTCTCGCAAGCGATGAACACTCGACGGACATTGATACGGTCGAATGCGCTTGGCTTGGTGAGCATGGTCTTGTCGCCAAAGAGAACTGTTCCCGAACCATCATCGAACTGCGTGAAGAAGTTGATCTGGTTCTTGTAGAGTTCATCGCGATCAGTCTTGCTGAACTTGGTCTCCAACTTGATGACATTCTTCAGCATTCCCCTTGCGAATCCTGCTGGCGATTCCCAGGCGACTTCCTGAGCGCAGAGGATACCTGCAACATCCGAAGAGAGCGACATCTTGCGGGTCTGGTTGTTGAAGGTATCATAGAACACCTTGCGACCTGCAACGACCATCGTGTAGGAGTTGGTCGGAACATTGAGTTTGGTATTGCGATACACCACAGCCTTGGATGCTGCGGCAGACGAATGCTGAGTTAGATTTGCTGGCTTGGGCGTCGGAAGGACATATAGAGTATCTTTTCTTGTGGAAATGACACTGTCATAGACCATTCCCTCAAGTGTCGTGGTGGTATCCGGATTCGTTGCATCATTTTCGAGATCCGACTCTGGCATGAACAGGACATCGACTGCCGAATCGTCATCCGCAAATATCGAATATGCGGTGAACTTCTCATTAACAGATGGAGTTGATCCAATCAACTGACCATAGTCCAACTGATTCTCGTAATACCCATTACGGGTGAATATTGGACCAGTTCCATTTGGCTGATAGAGAGATGTTATGTCTCCGAATGCCGTTTCCGATGTTGAGTTGGCTGATCCGTTGCCTGTGAAACCGAATGGCTTCGTGAGGTAGACATACTGAGAGTTGTTGTTGATGTAGTCCTTGTAGTAGATCGAATCGCCATCAAGGTTCTTTGCATCAGTTGCCTTTGACAGTAGTTCAAACCGCTCAAGAACTGCATTCTTAGGACCAAACTTTCCACCCACATCAACAACGGCAAATGATATCTCGTCGTTTGCTCCACCGATTGCCTCTGCATATGAAGATGTGTCTGGAGTCTTGCTGAATATTGGAACTCCGTTGAACGAGTCGGAAGTCTCGACCGAACTCACACCCAACTTGTTTCCAAACTGAATTATTCCATACTTGAGGTTGTTCTTGATTCCCGCAGTGGTACCAGAACTATCGAAAGTAATCGTGACTGCCGCAGAGTTACCCGCAGAATCAAGGCTTTGGCGGAATGTTCGCGCTCCCGTCAATCCAAGGATCTGTGCTGGTCCTCTCATGCCTCCAGTTGGTGCATTGGCATACCCAAGTACCGCACCAGCATAGTTGAGGGTGAGTGACAGATATTCATGAGGACCGAATACAGTGGGACTGATTGGAACATTTGGATTGAATATTGAGAACTGTGAGGTTGCAGGAAGTGCTTGTTTTCCGAATGAAGATGGAAGACCACTTACCCAAGGATTGCCGGAATTTGTCGGATCCGTCAGTGGCTTCGTGTAGAGAATCTTCCGTACATCAAAGTCATTTCCCAAAAAGTCTTTTGGAGTGTATGTATTTCCCGTAAAGTTGCCAGTTCCGCCGGGAACGGTATCATCAATCCATCGGCGGGCTTTTGTCTGAAGCGTCTGATAGTCTCCATCGAAGAATAGAACATCGATTGCATTGGGAGTTTGGCTTACTGCATAGCAATATGTTTGTAGACCAAATGTTGTCCACGGCTGTATTGGCTTAATCTTTTGTGTTGCTGGATCAAAGTTGGTGGGGGATCCCGCGGTATCCCATACTTCCACAGCATAGTAGTTTGCCTGATTTCCATCAGGATTGCTGCCCTGACTAGTTGCATTCCAGTTGTCTGTGGTAGTACCTGTTGCATATAGTATGCTGAATTCCGTTCCGTCACCGATCTTGGTGTTTATGAACGCTGCCGGATCCACATCCGTGGGCAGATTCAGCGTAAGCATGTACCAAGGCATGGATTGGAATGATACACCAACCAATACTGCTGAGGTTCCAAAGTCAGTATTGGGAAACCAGTTCACATATATTCCGTAGGTGTAACCAACCGTTCCACTCTGAAATCCAGAAACGGTAATTGGATTGTATCCACCATTGACGGTGAAATCCTTATATCCAAGTCCTCCGGATGTCGTGAGGGTTCCACCACTGATTCCATCATACATCAAAACCTTCAGTGCATTACCGAAGTTTCCCGGATACCTAGCCTTGAAGTATGCAGTTGATTCAATGCCATCATTGCCTGAGAATCCACCAAATGCACGGAACTCATCAAGGTTCTTCACAGTAGGACGGCTAGTGCTGAAGATCCAAGTTATACCCGGCTCAACCGAAGTTGCATTGTAGTCGTCTTCCTGTAGGATGCGGACAACCTTGAGATTCTGTGAGTATCGAAGGAAGTTGGATGCCGCAAGGAAGTCGGAGTTGTTGGTAGTATCGTTCTGATCAAGCGTTGGCTTGCCGAAGATGCTTGCCAGTTCGCTTTCCGAGGAAACCCTTGTTGCAACCAAGCACGGTCCCCAGTTGAAGACTCCTGCCATTCCACCGGTATTGAATGCCTGTGGCTGAACGAATGTCGAGAGATCAATCTCGGAAACATTTACACCTGGACTCAGTTGGTTCGGGATTGGGCTAGCCATTTTCTCTCCTTAGACGATTTCAGTGAATGCACTGTCTGTTCTTGTTGCAATGAAGTTCAACTGGATGAAGTTCACGCTGCGGTTCGGCTTGATGTAGATGTCTGCAACGAACTGGTTGTTGTCGATGACCTGTCCAGTATTGTTCGTCTCGTCACAGACCACCTTGAAGTCGGTGATGCCGCGTTGAGCCTGTACATTGCGGAGATATGGAATGACGAGGTTCCTGAACTGTGCGCGAGTGAACTCATCATTGAGTTCGAACAACGAATATTTAGATGCAGTCGAGATAGCCTTCTCAAGCGTGATGAACAGCCTACGGACATTGATGCGGTCGAATGCGCTTGGCTTCTTGAGGAGGGTCTTGTCGCCATATAGCATGGTTCCCTCTCCGCTGAAGGTAACGACGGGATTGACTCCTGCGGTATACAGCAGGTCGCGAGAACCCTGATCGGGATTGAATGCCAACTTGACCACATTCTTGATCAGACCACGGTTGATTCCCGCAGGGGAGAACCAAGACGAGGTATTGAACTCCGAGCGGGCGCAGAGACCTGCAATGTCGGCATTCAGTGGAATATACAGGTACTTGTCGTTGTACTTGTCATAGATGTACTTCCATCCACTGTCCATGACCACATAGGAAGAGTTGATGTTGTAAGAACTATTCCTTCTGCTCAGGATATTCTGAGTGGCATTGACCTGATTCTTATTGAGAACATCGTCCTTGGCTGGCGATATGAACAATACGCAGTCCTTGCGGCTATCGACCAGGTCTCCGAGCAACTTGACATTGGTGGTATCCGCACGACCTGAGATGATCAGCGAGACATCTACGCTGTCGCGATCTGCAAACTTGCTATAGCCACCGATATAGAGGTTGGCATTGCTTGCCGTCGATCCCGTTCCGCCACTGAGGCTGTACTTGGAGAACTCTGCTGCCGTGAATCCAACGCCGATATCCGTGAATGTTGTGGTCAGATCCTGCTGAGTCGAGGAGTTCCAGAGACTTTCAATGTTTCCAACCCAGACATAGTTTGAGTTGTTGTTGATGACGCTCGACACATAGTTGGGATTTCCGTCATTGTCCTTGGCATCATATGCCTTGGAGACATTCGGGAATACCTCGACCACGGAACCTTGAGTTCCCGTAAATGCTCCGTCTTCATCTACAACGGCAACATTGAGTTCGTCATTGGCACCGCCACGGTTTGTAGCCTGTGTGCTGGTATCGGCAGTCATCTGGAATAGATCCGCATACTTGCTGCGGAATGTGATCGTGCCGTTCTTTGGGAATGTGCTTGCAACGAAAGACTTGACGGTGGCAGTGAAGCCAGATGCAGAATCAACCAGAAGTGTCTGTGAGAAGTTGTCCGTGGAGAAGATCAACTTGTCGTTTTCTTCCATATAACCACCGACACTTGTAGTGAATTGAATGGTATTGTCTCCTACCGCAGCAGTCGTTCCAAGGACAAGATTAGCCTGACCATCTCCATCGATGAGTACGACTTTGAGCGAGTTACCGAGAATACCGGGGTATTTCGCATAAAATGCCGCAGTTAGACCCCCGACATCGCCTTGTGCGGAAAGAATGTCCTCATTGAGGTATTGCTTGCCAGTGAGACCACTGGAGTTGGCATTCGTCTCGCTTCCACCAATCACGCGCACGACACGGAGGTCGCGGCTGTACTGAAGGAAGTTAGCCGCGCAATGGAAGTCAATGCCTTCTTCCGTGCGTAGAGGCTTACCGAAGACAGCAACAAGTTGGTCTTCGTTCGTGATTGTGGTGATCTTTTCCGCTGGTCCCCATTGAAAGACGCCCGCGAATGCTCCCGTAGCCGTTGCGACATTGGGAACAACCGTGGTTAGGTCAATTTCCGAATAATTCACACCGGGGCTAATTTGTACTGGTAGTCTGCTCATTTGTTTCTCCCGATGAATCTACTTGATATGTATGATTTTGAGGATTTGCTCAGTACCAACCATTTCGCTCCGCTTGTCGGTCGGACCACCAGACCGAACCATCCTCTGATGGCTTCTCCGGAATAGGTTCCTCGACTCCATCATCCACGAATCCAAAGGGGGTCATTTCCTCCTCAAGTTTGGTGATGGTGTCCTGATAGATATCCTTTCGGATGTCCAAGGATGAAAGATCCTTGAAGTATGGTTGGGTAGACAGCCATCCGAAAAGGACAAGGGTCATGACCAAGTCATCGTTGTAGCCGACCTCTGCCTCGAATGAGTTCTTCTTGGCAACGAAGGCAAAGAGTTCCTTGATGACATCGAAATCCTGTATGACCATCCTGTCGGATTCCACCAGAGACTTGAGGATGGAGCAGCCCGTCCTCTTGACCACCTCGGTAGTTCGAACGCCAAACTGGCTCTGCCCCGCACCGAAGCCACCGTCAAGTACCTGACCCTTCCTACCTCGCATGGTGGCAGACAGGATGTTCTCATACTCAAGTTCGGCATGGAGGACATCTGCCACCTGACCACCCATGTCATTGATCTCTACAAGGACATGGGCATTGTTGTACTGCTTGGCAGCAACATGGATGGCATTTGGGAACACCAGCGGGGACATGGTATTGTTCCTGAAGGTGGCGACCAACTTGTAAGGGGAGGTTGTTATGTCGATTATTGAAAATGCAGAATAGTCCTGCCCCGTTCCTCGCGAGACATCGACCGTCATGACATAGACATGCTTCTCCTCTGGCTTGGCATAGACCTTGAATCCTTCTCCATTCTTGAAGACGGGATCGACATATGCCAGAGTCTTCAACTTGGACGGAGAGATGAGAGTATGCACCGAGCCTACGAAATCGCATTCGAACTCTGTCCTAAACTGTTCTTCCGAGGTATTGGCAATCGTCTCTTCCTTCCACTTCTCGTCTCGACCTGGCACATCCGACCAGTGGACATCGATTGGAATATATGAGTTCCTGCCATTGGAGGCATCCGTCCACAACTTGTAGTAGAGGTTCATTCCGTGGGGAGTGGAGACGATGAACACCTTGGTCTCCTGACCCGACGAGATGGTGGGATAGACTGAGGAGAAGAACTCCTCTGCAACATTCTGAGGAACATATGCAAACTCGTCAAGGAAGATCATGTTGAAAGATCCACCACGGACTGCGCTGGACGAGGTAGCCGAAGCCAGAACCTTTGACCCGTTCTCCAACTGAATCGATCCCTTGTTCCATTCAAGGACACCCTGCTGCAACCACTTGGGCAGGTATTCATATGCCAACTTGAGACGGGACAATAGTTCCCTAGCCGTGCTGAGTTTGTTGGCTAGGATGGCTACATTGACGCTCTGATTGAACAGGATGTAATGTAGGATGTATGCGGTGACCGTGGTGGACTTGCCGCTCTGACGGGGCAACTTGGCAATGACGAATCTGGTCGAGTGGACGGTACGAACCATCTCCTCCTGAAAGTCATAAAGTTCAAACGGGACGAGACCCTTGTCAAGGCTGACGATCTTCACATACTTCTGTATGAAATAGATCGGGTCGCGGGCGCACTTGGCATATTCCTCAAGTTGCTCCTTCGTCCAGTTGATCTGAACATCCGTTGCCTTGAGATTGGGATTGCCGAGGTAGTTCTTGGAGTTCTTTGTATCAACCATTGTCTAGAATCTTCTTGGAGTCATCGATGATGATTTCCGTCTCATTCATTGCCTTGGCAAAACTTCGCTTCGGATTGATGAGTTCCTGTAGTTCCTTGGTCGAGCCGAGGAATATGGCATTGGTCGTATTGTTGACGGTCTTGGAGGAATACTTGTCCTCCTTGATGGTCTTCATGCGCTGATGGAGTTCGACCAGATCCTTGTTGGTATCTGCGACTGCCTTGATCATCTGCGCAACCACTTCATAGGCACGGGGGGAGTCTCCCTCGCTTGCCACCTTGAGAACCCCGTCTATGGCTTGGAATCCCAAGTTGACGAGTTCCTTTAGATTCTCTCTTGCCTTTTGAAAATCCTTGTCGGCATCATCCATGTCCACCTTGACCTCGACGGCATTCGGTGGTCTGGAAACAATAGCCTTTGGTTCGGGATCTATGTTCAGGATCTCCGAAAGGTTCTCATCCATCTTGCTCATGATATTTACCTTCCAATCGCTCTATCGGTACTTCTGTACTGCACAAAGGTAGTTATGTCATTGTCCTCGAAATATTGGTATGCTGCTTCCAACTGCTGCTTGGTCAATCGGAAATATGCATCCCGTAGTATCGTGTATGCAGTTCGTATGTTGGTATTTGAGGTGGATGTCCACCGCAACTTTAGGTCTTGATCGGTATTGAGAATGGAATCGACCCTCGGCGGAACGAGATACCATCGGAAATCTCTTGAGTTACCATATGGTATTATGGTGTTTCCACCAGTAGTTCCCGTGTTTGTTTCAAAAACGCGGTAGTCGCTCAGTCTTCCTGAATTGAAGTTGCTCATGTACTGAGAGTGACTTGAGACTGCGGCAGTTAGTCCGAGGTTGTCGAGATGCAAGGAAAATGACATTTGATCCTGCATCTGCTGTAGATCGAAGAAATATGTCTCTAGCCCACGGATGAAGGAAGTCGCTCTGTCGCTTCCCGATACTCCCTTGTTGGTGATCACCTTTGTATATTCTGTGGAGCCACGCGCAATATTTCCATAGTAGAAATCATTCAGCAATCTCTCATCAATGTCGTCATTCATAATGAATGAATTCACAGGCACATCGCCAGTGAACAATGGTGCTATTAGATACTCAACGAAGTCGCTTGGAGCATATGGAACGCATCCACCGCGAGTGAGGTCATAGTCCTCGTTTCTGCCCTTGAGGACAGCCATTATCCTATAGTTGTACTTGCCGTACTGATCAAGGGTCAACTTCCATACCTTGGCAGCGACATGGAGGGAATCTGCCATAGACTTCTTAAGGTTGTACAGTCTCTCGTTGGAGGAGTTTCCGAAGTCTTTATGAATGGTGCAATCCCTGCGAGATTCGAAGTTCTTGCTCGAATACGAGCCAGTCAACTGCATCGGGATCAGTGGATTGTATCTTGGCGTGAAGTTTATGGGATAGACATTGGCATAGCGATATCCACCATATGATATGGATTCGGCAATGGTATCGTAGTAATACGAGTCGAGATAGGTCATCGATGCATTGTCAAGACCCAATCCTGCGCCTGTATCGGTGAAGTATGTCAATATGTTTGCGGGTATTATGTTCGATGCGGCATATGTGGTGGATGCGGCAGTATGAGAGTTGCCCAGCATGAAGTAGTCATTGTAGTAGTTGGTGTTGGCAGACACCGACTTCTTATATGAGTTCCATCCACTCATACCAGTCGAATATGTGTATCCCGATGGTGCGGGATACAGGGTCAGTCCCGCGATCCTATTGATATAGTAGTTCTGCCCCGCCGATGCGAATGGTCCCGTGGCATCTGCTGCGATTCCTGGTGTTGGGATCAATGCAGACCATCCCAATACTTCCGTGGTGCGGGGAAGACCAAGATGTCCTATGTTGTATGAGTTTCTTGAGAAGTTATACTTGGCAGGATACTGCGATATCTCCTGCAAGAACCTATTGCTGAATTCATTGGCTAGTTTGAATCCGACGAGGTTGTTGCCATTGGTTGCTCCCGCAAAGCGAAGCAACTCAACCGTCCATGCGGGGTTTGCACTGTTTCCGACATATCTCGACATCAGGCTTGTCTGTGTGTCAAGATATGCATCGTCGGCAAACTTGATGAACTCGTAGTGCGGGTTGAGGGATGCAAGCACTCCCACGAATGTTATTCCCTTGTCCTTGTAGAGGTTTATGCTCCTTCGGAGGGAAGCATGGATATCTGGAGTGAAGTAGAGAGACTTCACGGCAGAGGTGATTCCCGTGTACTGCGATAGACCGAAGTAAAGAGGATTTCCACCCGTTCCCGTTGGCAAGCCATTTGAGTTGCTGATTCCAAGCGTGGATGCATCGAACATCAACTGGAAAGGAGTGATGACTCCACCGAAGTTGACCATCGTATAGCAGCCACCCGATGCTCCCTTTTCGGTAACTCCCGTGAAGGAGGAGACGGCATATGGATCGTTTCCTGCCGTGATGCTGTAGAACACTGGATATTGTGAGACGAACTGATAGCGGTCGAACATGACCTTGAATGCGCCATACATGTTCGATGCTCCCGGAACATATCCTATCGTCCCATGCTCTGCATCGCGGACTTCCCCCAGGTCATAGAACATCTCCATCCCGAGTGCATTGAAGTAAGTGATGCCCGCTCTGAAGTCACCATGCTCACCGCAGATTCCTGTTGCCGTCATTCCCGCAGTGAACAAGTTGCCGTTGTCCATAGGAGCAAAGTATGGAATCATTCCACGGGTGAAGAATCCAACGGGAGTTCTCCGTTTCTGCTCCACGCTGATGTTTATGGTCTTCAGGAGGTTGTCTGTCGTGAGATCGACGGATTCGGTGGCTGTCGTGATCACCCGATAGTCTGACAGAAATGTGTCCAGGTCTTTCTCGTTGTTAGCCATCATTCACCCGTCAGTTCTTGGAAAGTCAGGTTGATCTCGCGAATCAAGCCAGCCTCGCGGATTCGTCCGAATATGAAGGACTTCGCATTGAATGTCATCGTATGCGTGATCATTCTTCTGGTCTGTAGATCGCCTTCATAGTCCTCAGTGGTACTTATGGAGGAAATCACTATCGGTACATCGACCTTCCTATCGACTTCAGTGAAGTTCATCGTTATGGTGAAATCGGGCGTGAAGTTGGGAAGTATCTGCTCAATAATCTGATAGCCATCGTCTATGGAACGCGACATGACATGGACAGTGAACTGAAATGTATAGGGAACCTCGCTGTACGAATAGGACAAGGTCTTGTCCTTCTCATCCCTCATGATGAACTGCTTGTTCAGGCTGTTCATCTTCCTGTTCGTATCGTAGTTCATTGAGGAGATCTCGAAACCTATCCTCGGAAGGATGTTCTCGACGGAGTTGCGCGAGCCGTTCTCGTCAAGTTCCACGATCTTCCGATAGAACTTCTCCTTGGGACCATATGAGATCGGAACCTTTATCTTCTTGATTTCGGTTCCATCTTCCTCCGTGCGGGAGATGTATATCTCGTTGAAGAGCGAACCAAATGCAACGACGAGTTTCCTGATGCTTGCGTGGTAGAAGTAGTCGAACATCAGTAGTTACCCTCCGAGAATGGATCCTTATCGGAGAAATCTATCAAGTCCTTCGTGACCCTCTCAAGTTCGATCTCATCCGTATCGTCCGCGGTGGTATTGATGAATGTCTTCTCTGTGGTATCGATGGTGTCATAGTAGCACGAAGCCTCGGACTTCAAGCCGCGCAAGGGGAGTACGGACGATGCACTTCCCACCTCGGAACGGACTTGCATCGTCTTTGTTGGAGCATCGAAGTTGATTACGACTGCACTGTAGGTGCTGCTGCCGAAGGTCAAACCCTGATAGATCGTCTCGCCTTCGTAGAATGTAATACCGCTCGTAGCAAGGGTGAACTTGCGGATAGGCGTGATAAGGTTGTCTTCGATCTCGTCCACTTCCTGAATCTCCGTGGTGATTTCCTCGCCAGAGTAGCGGAAAAGTTCACAGGAAAGTTCGTATGCAAAGAACGAGTTCCTTGTCCCGACATACTTGATCTCATAGAGACCGCCGTATTCGGGGAAGTAGATCAGGTCGCCTTCCTGCGGGACAAGGTCAGTTCCATATTTAGCGCACTCTTCGCTGAATCTCTTCTTACCAACCATCAAAGTTACGGAATCCTGTAGATTTATGCCGAACTTGTCCACGACTCTGCCAAGAGATTCGAAGAATTCATAATTGCTTACGAACATTTCGATCTGAAAACTCTTATTGAACTTCGAAATTGGGTCTTCGCCAAACAAGGCATCGAGTTTCTGAAACTTCCTAAAGATGTAATGTACATCAAAGCCATAGATCTTGATCTGTTCGGTGACTAGTTGTTCGAACAGATCCGATTCGCGAGCGGAGACTTTGAAGTAGTTGTTTCTTGCCATTTATCCCACCATGAAATCGACGGGGAGTTCGTACTTGGACTGCACGGTGTCCTCTATCTGCCCAAGTTCCGTGGTTGCGTCCGTGTACATCTGTGCGGCATCGAACTTCATTCCACCAGGTAGTGCGATGTTGGAGAACTTGCTGAGATTTGCAGCCCACTGCCTCTTGATGAGTGCAGTGACATATCGCTTCAGCAGGATGTCATTGTATATCTCGGGATATGTCTCGGGGCTGAGAGCAACCATTCCCTCCACCATGAACTTGTCGCCTGGTTTATAAACCGACCAATCGGTGTTCATGCGTAGTTTGTTCGTCACGCGACTGAACTGAATCTGCTTCTCGGGATTGAGGAACATCTCAAGCATACCAAGGTATTGCTTGGTGGTATCGTAGTAGTTGAGGTTCGATGTACCTGTGAGGAAACCGTTGAAGTAGTCGTTCAACATCAACTGATACTGAACGCTGAACATTCCGCTCGACATGGCTTGATCGATGACGAATACCTTGCTGACGGTGACCAGTTCAGCACCAGTCGATCCTGTCGGTATGTTGTCGGTATTGATGTACTTGTTGTCTATGTCGGTCTGCGTGAGGACATACGGGAGGTAGAGTTTCTCAACACCATCAAAATGGTACTGAGAAAAGAACTGCAATGCATCATCTATGCGATCCTCAACCTGAGCATCATCGACATTGATTTCGATTACGGGAAAGCCCAGGCGACGAAGCGCATAGTCCTTGAGATCTTCTCTTGATGTAGTTGCCATGTTTACCTCCTAGCATTCCGAAGATTCTCAAAGTACTTAGTATCTGCTATTCTCTGACTCCTGCACATTCTCAGTTCGGGCATCCTGCGAGACAGATCCAATGCTAGTTCATATGGAATGGGGCAAGAATACTGATTGGATCCATCACTGACATAGTGCTTTCGACCATCATAGTAATGAGCCTTGAACTCCGACTTGCCATAGTCGGGGAACAAGGAAAGAAGATCCACAAGAGCAAACTGCTCATCATCGACAAAGACTACATCACCGGATCTTCTGATTATCATGAAATGCTAACACCCCCATCGCCAAGGACAGAATCCTTGCCACCAAGCACAGTCGTTGCGTCGAGTGTAGTATTGTATGTTTTATTCTTCACTGCCACCTTGATGTCGTTCTTCGTGGCAGCAGCCACGACCTGAGCCTTGGTGGCACGATATCCATTCAATATGTTGTTCTGATACTCCATGATGTCGAGTCTCAGGTTGCTGATGTCTGTGGCAGTGACTGTCCGTGTTATTCCCCGTGCATCGAAGAAAGAATAACTTGCCAGGGATATTCCTTGGGATGCAAGATATCCATTGTTCATGATGTACTGCATGGTCGTTGTGTCCAGCGGATTGAGGAATAGGGATGTATGGACAAGTCCGACTCCATAGCAGTTGCCCGAGGCACCAGTTTGTCCGCTGAAGAGTCTTCTGAATGGATTTGTTCCTAGCCTCGGTGAGAATATACTCCCCGAAGAACCCGTGTTTCCCCGACAACCTTCGATGGTAGTAAGCAGTTCAAGCCCGAGACTGAAGATGAGATTATTCTGATAGGTCGTGCGATACACATCTATGCCGGGAGCATTGTCCAACACACCATTCAGCGAATAAGCATAGTCATAGCCATGAACCGTGCTTGTGCTTCCCACGGGAGTTGTGTCGATGTATGGCGCACAGATAGCCCCATAGTTGGTGGTGAATCCAGTTGGATCCGAATATCCCGTGGCACCGGTTGCCCCGATGGTATATCGAACTACAGAGGCAACCCCTATCTCTGCATTGGCTGAACTGGTTGGACCAGAAGGACCAAGAATGAGATCGGTAATCGTGAGAATATTTCCCGTTATGAAATCCGTACTTTCGACATAGAAATCCGAAGAGTCGGGAAGATTGTTGAAGTTCAACACCACACATGCTTCAGAACTGCGCGTGAATCCACTGAGAGTGGGAACTCCAAGAGTTCCTCCACCAAATGGAAGGAATCCGTAACCAGTTGGTCCAAATATTCCACCCGTGGATGGTGATTCCAGTATGCGTAGAGAATCGATATATCCATTAAACGATTCGCTACCAAGACTGTTGTTCCCAATGTACAGTCCGTGATTGTAGCGAACTTCGGGTAGAGTTGCCGACGAAGTGACACCAAATGTGAACTTATTGATTCCGTTGAAATAGCCAGACATCTGATAGCATACTCCCGAGCCATTCTTGACAAGGGCTACTGCAACATGATGCCATGTATTGGTCGTTAGTCCTGCGGTATTGATGATGTTCTGCGAATAGTTGTATCCAGCAGATGAACCATACGACTGCCATGCAAACTGAAGTTGTCCTGCTGAACTATCGAATCCGAGTTTCCAATTCGCAGATGCTCCAGTCGGTCCCTTCTGTAAGAGGGTGAAGTTAGTTGCAGTTGAGGTGGGGTAGAAGAACAACTCCATTGCCCATGAGTATGTTGCTCCACCGCCGATGTTGTTGTGTGGTGCTGTATAAGATGATTGAGTTCTCTTGCTCAGATTGGTGAGATAGATGAATCCACCCGTGTATCCTATACCGCTCTTCGTAAACTTAGCAGAGCAAGGACCAAACTTATATGTGGTCGAACTATGAACTGGCTTTGTTTCCGGTGCGACTAGATTGTATACCGCAGTAGCCTTGGTGATGTCCTGCACAACCTGTGTTCCCCTTGAAAAATATGGATAGGGGTTTGGGGTATACAGAGTGACCTCCACGCGAGGATCATAGTCCTCTGCCTTTGGGCGTGGTCTGATGGTCACATCGCTACCCTCAAAGATCAGTTCATCGCTGTTGCCGCTTGTGCTGTTGTCGATCAGAGTCTTTGGAAGCAAGGTCTCGTCAATCAATGCATATGCACTCGGATTCAGTGCCGTGAAGTTGAGGATGTTCACGGAATCGCTCTGATATGATACGGGAGATACCGAAACTATCTTTCCGAATGAGTTGAATGTGCAAAGCCTATATGCCATGTAGTTTTCCTTGTTCTATCAAACCAAAGCAGACAACAGATCTGATACCGAGAATGCTCCAGTCAATCCACCCACTCCGACCTTTCCTGAGTTGTCTTCTGGTGGATAGAGATAGTCTGGAGGCTTGACCGAGGTATAGCAGTTCCTTCCCATTGCAATGACTTGGATTATTCCCGTGGTTGAGATTGCTGTGGTGTCGGTAATCGAACTCAATCCCGAACCTGTTATGTTTGAGTAATCCGTGGAGTGCTGAAACGGAACATAACGGTAACTAGCCTTTGGATTGGCATAGAAGATGTTGCCCGGAATGGGAGTATTCTGTATACCATTGCCAGTAGTCGTATCTCGGTATATCTGCGACCACAGGAAACTCACTTGCTTTCCATTCATGAGTGGTCCAGAAAGACCTGCGGATGTCTTGGTGGACATTGCAGTCGAACTATTCGTGCAATAGGAGTTCTGACTGCTGCTGAAGTGGACAGGAACCGGTCCTGTGGTTGACCAGAAGAAAGTCATGCTTTCCATCTCATTCGATGAGAATGTCGATGTGCTGCTTGCATGGATTCCGAATAGCGAGGGAAACACGGATGCACATAGGTTGGCATACATCGATGAGGAAGAGTTCACCTTGAAGTTGTATGCAGAAATCGATGCAACGCAGAGTGAGGCAGCAATGCGCGAGGTGTTTGCTGCAATGAATCCTTGATTCGCCGCATAGGAGCAGCAGTTCGAATAGTTGGCTGTCGATGTACTCAATGCCGCAAATGCATTGTTTCGGTTGAATACAGCAACCGATGAGTTGCATGACATGCTGGAGTTGTTCATCGAAAGATATGCACTTCCGACTCCACCATAGAGGCTGATTATGTCGTATTGATATGAGGATGGAGTATCACCACCAGATATGACCGTGGTGCCACCTCCTGTGGTGGTAGTGCCACTACCCGATCCGACATCTGGATCTGGATTTCCTGGTTGTCCACCAGCGGCTCCTGCATCGTTGCTTCCTGTTGTATTGACTACACCTGGCATAGGTTAGGATTCCTTGTTTAGTATTGGAATATTGCGTCGCCGCCCTCTAGCATTCCAACGCGGACTGCAACCACAAGAGTCTTGTCCCTTGGATCCCAATCCCACACAGTTCCCTTGATTCTTCCATCTGGGCTTGCATATGTCGCTCCAGGAATAAAGGATGAATCGCTCAATGTCGAGCCAGAAACCTGCTTCAGACGAAGAGTGACATGGGATTGACCCACGAATGATGCGAAGCATCTGTCGGCAACCATACTGGAGGATCCAAATGCACCGAATCCCGTGGATGCCATTCCAGAGCAAACGCTGCCGAGTGTCACGATGTTCGATCCATTGTTGGCGATTATTCCATACGAGCAGTTTGATGCAATCAACTTGCCGAGATATGCATCGGTTCCATGATCTGCATAGAATCCAACATGGAAATCCTTGACACCGGAGTTGCCAAACAATCCAGCACCAAGACCGTCTGGCTCATTTGAAACCGATTCTCCGACTCTTGTATTCTTGGCATATACGGCAACCTTGTTGCTGTATCCTGTTTCGCTGTTTCCAATCAACTTGTAGTGCGACTGCATGTCCACACCGTCGAAGAAGATGTTCTGTATCTTTCTCAATCCGTTTCCGCTGATCTTGAGGATGTTTCCGAATCTGCGGAAAACCGTGGGAATCAACTTCACGGTGATCCTATTGCTGTTGATGGATCTCCATGATCCCGAAACACCCATGCCACCAGTGCCTGATACTGGGGTATGTTCATGGTAGTTGCTTCCGAACAGTATGGTATCATTCAGGAACGAACCATTTGGTCCTGTTGCCGTATACCATCCTGCATAGTTTGTGCCGTTGTATTCCTGCCAGGTAAACGATGCAGTCTTGCCCGAAGTACTTCCATTTGGGAAAGATACTCCCATGAGGTTTGCTGTTGCACCGATGGTGATTCCTGTGGTTGCATTCGTTCCAAAGTATCCAACGGGAACGCTGCTTAGATAATGACCCTTCTTGTCAATACTAGCAACATTGTTGTTTGGGATCATCCAGACATTGTTGGTGTTTTCCGCCTGATCCGTGTAATCGGAAGGAACTGCAACGGTATTGTTGAAATATGAAACACCCATCTGAGCATTTCCGTAGAACCTACCCCACGAAGAAGATGTTCCCGCAGGAATGGAGAACCAATCGTCGCGGATGGATGACTGAAGGGTTATGATTCCTCCCGTGACTCCCCATAGTTTGTGGCAACCAAGGATGGAACCCTGACGGACTATGTTGTTTCTTGGATGGAATGGATAGGCTGCATAGAAGTATGCTGGATTGTAATCATCCTTGAAGACAAGGTCATAGTCTTCGATCAGAACTCCGCTACCGCTGACTCCACACACATTGGATATGGCATTCGATGAGCCAATTGGAGCATATACGGTGCTATCGCTTGGTCGGACACAAGCGAGCGTGATTCCGTGCTTCACTCCTGAGTAGTACTTGTAGTATCCCGTATTGCCAGCGGTAAATCCACTCGTCTTGTAGTAACTGACATACTGAAGTAGAAGCGTCTCTGGCTCGGCTCCGACAAAGGCAACGCGGTCTCCCTGATCGTGATCAAAGACGAGAGATTCGCTAAGATCGTAGATTCCTGCCGCAAAGTTGATGGTAACGAATCCGAATTCGGAGATATACTTATCATTCAGCCATTCTATTGCACGGGCTGGTGTACGAAATGGCGAATCCTCCTCAATGCCCGAATTGAGAACATCGTCTCCAATCGGATTGACATAGAGATTTACGGGGGTTGCAATGACAACTCTTTCTCCCGCAGATACCGTTATCCTATGTGCTGAGAACTCGCCCATTTATTCTCCTCAGATGGCAGTGCCGCCACCGTAGATAGTCAGATCCAAATATTGGAAGTTGTCGCTGAATGTTGCACCCATGATGTCATAGATGCGAACGCCGAAAGTGATGCCCTGTAGGTCATATGGATTGGAGATGAACATCTGGGTTGCACCAGAGTTTCCCTTCACTATAGTTGCCTCAACTATGTATTTCGTCTGATCGGCAGTTCCAAGATCATTGATGAGATCGTGCGTGAACCGATAGTGACCTGTTCCAAGACGGGCTACTCCCCATGTTCCGTAGGAAATATCCACGGTGCAGCCGGATCCTGGCGTAGACATTCTTGCCCAACGCTTGGCGGTGTTCTTGGCAACGATTGCCCCGCCACCCGAAGGACCGAGTTTGTACAACTTGGCATATGAATCCTTACGGGTTTTGATGATCCAATACATGACGATGTGCTGAGGAACATTGTTGTGTGGAAGATCGCCACCCGCATTGGATATTGCACCCGATACGGTTGGGACAAGATCAGTCGCACTTACATTGATGTCTCCGCTTATGGTATGGCTATGAGTTCCTGCTGGATTGAGCGGTGTATTGTTATTATTGAAGGATACATTTGAATAGACCTGATCGAAGCCATCAACCAACGCGGTATCTCTCAGCCAGATGCCTGGATGTGTATGCGATCCGACAGAATCGGTCTGTAGATTGTGCGAGACACTGACCGTTCCAGTCATTGTTGCTGAATAACTGGAATCATGGGTATGAACTGGCATTTCAGATGTGGTAAGGGTATGGTATTCCTCTCCACCGAGGTTTCCTATCGTATATGAGTTGAATCCCGAGTTCTCAAGTCCAGTTATTCCGCGAGATGCACCGATGACAAACCTTGCCCTCATATCCGGCTTCTTGAAATATGTTTTTGTCGGTGCTGTTGTCACCTGATAGACCATGTCAAGAGGACTGCTTCCGCTGTAGAGACGACCCAAGTCATTCAGGGCAAGTTCCGTGTTGTGGTATGCACCTGCTTGGGTTCCCGATGCATAGATCGGCTCAACGAAAACATTGGCATTGCTGACCACAGTTCCGGAGACGGTTCCGCTGAGAATGGTGCATTTGAATGCAGATGTGGCATCCGTCTTGGTGACATAGAAGATGCTTCCCACTAGATTGTCTGCGGTCAGCAGCCCAAGTCCACTGTTCGCAACCTTGGTCAATGCAAGGTTCTGTACGAATCCATACAACTTTCCACTGTTCAATGCCGAATATAGATCGGAATATGTGGTGACATCCAGATAACCGCCATCGCAGATGTCCCAACCCGTGGGGATCTGTCCTGTGTTTCCTGCAAATGCAAGGATGGAACCAACTGGCTGTATGTCGCTGAGATCCACGGTGGAATCGCCGCTGATCTTCGTACCAACGGCAGAGTTCACGACTATTCCATCGACGCTACCATCGCCATCGACAACAGTTCCGCGAGTGATTATGACTGGCTTTATCACATGCGAAGGTGCAGATGGTGCGGTTGTCGTAAGTTTTCCTGCATCAGTATCGGAGAGGTAGAATACCTGCGCTCCGGTATAACCAGAAATCAAAGACATCACGCTATCAGGAAGCGTTATTTCTCCCGAATAGACTATTGTATAATCCGTGCCGCTTACGCTTTCGACTACGCCAAAGAAGTTTGCATTGGTTTCAGTATCTGCCTTTGCCCGAAGATATGTGTCCGTGGACGGATCATAGCGGATGACATCTCCTGCGGTAATGACATCGGATGTGATGCCAGCCAAGGACACCTTGTTCTTGACTGAACGGACATCTGCTAGTACAACTGGTTCGAATGCGCTGCTTCCCATTTATGCCTCTTTAGAGTTCAGATTCCACTTCGTAGTTTAGGTTCGTAGGTGAGCCGACTTTGGTTGTCTTGAAGCCCTTCTTCGACTTCGTTATTGCTCCAAGCGATCCCGTATCAACCACATAGTTGACAGTGCAGTTGCTTGAGTCGCGGATCTCGACCGGATAGCGCACAACCACATTGCTGTTCTCAGTTGGTATGGAATCCACATTATTTGCATTTACCGAGGATATGGCTCGGAACGGAGATGCTGCATTGGTCGTCTGATAGTATCTCAGGCATCGATTGAACTCCGATGTCGGATCATTGAGTTCGAATGGAGTTGCATCCTGCCCGTACTCAAACTGCACTTGCGCGATCTTGATGGTGTAGTTGTTGACACCCGCAAGATTGGCATTGATCTCTTCTGCAACATCTCCTGTTGTTCCGACATGATCGGTTCCAGCGCGGACAAAGAACCTAATCTCGGGTCCGTCCGTTCCTGCTGTTCCAAGAATACCACCACTTGCATCGGGCAGGGAGAAAGTATATGCAACGCGAGTCCATGTATTAGGAACATTCATCACGAAGCCAGATACCTTCTGTGAGTTCTTCTCGACTTTTGTGGTTGCATAGTCGGGAGCGGTTCCACCACCAAAATCCCTGCGGAAGGAAACGCCCAACTTGGCATTGGTCACGCTTGCTTTGGCATAGAATGATACAGTTGCATATCCGCTTGGGAACTGTTCGGCACCTTCTATTCTCTGGAAAAGGTATGTCTGGCTTCCTGCGGTATGTCCACCCGTGCTGATATTCAACTCAAGTCCATATGCAGAATATGCTGCGGAGTTCTTGAGATCTCCAAGACCAAGAACCGTCTGATTGACGCTGATTCCGAGTCGTTCTGCGGTGGTGCCACCGTCATTGATCAACTTCCATCTGTCAGCCGTATAGCGATTTGTTTCTGATATTGGATTACGGAAGGAGAATGTGGTTCCTCTCTGCCAGAAATCAAAGTTTCCGTTGATCAACTTGTTGCGGAAGCCCGAACCACTTTGCGGGATGAGGATGCTCGTTCCTGTGTCGGTATTCGTATTGATGACGAGACCGACATAGTTCTGCACAATACCCGCAGTCGGGGTGACTGCAACCATGATTGGCTTCCTGACGGTATTGACCGTATAAGGAGCCGTATCCACAAGAGATCCATCCTCGTTTCCGAGAAAGTAGACCGATCCGGGATTGAAGGTAAGACCCGACGCGGAAAGATCGATGTATCCTGCGACCGTCATCAATGATGCAGCGGAGTTCCCACCATAGTTGATCTTTGAGATGATGCCGAGTGCTTCGGCTTCCTCGGTGCTGTTGCAAGATGCCTTGACATACGAACCATATGGTCTGTCTGTGGCGGTAATGCCTTCCTCAAAGCGAACCGTGTCGCCTATTGAGAAGAGATTAGCCTCATGCTTGATCACGACTGTGGAAGCATTCAACTTGGAGTAGACGGTATCGATATCGACAATCTTATTGCCGACATAGTTCATCATGATTGCCTTGGTTGTGCCAAGAGCATATAGAATCGGCTTGCGAACCATTCCCGTCACGGTGGGGGCTGTCTTTGTGATCTTTCCTGCTTCGCTGTCGGAAAGGAAATAGAACTCTCCGGTTCCAAGAGCAGTGGCGGAATCCGCAGATGCGATTGCTCCTGAGAAGTTTCCTGCCACATATCCAAGCATGTTCACATCGACAAACTGAGATGTGCTGTTTAGATTGACTGCAATGCCGATTGCCTCTGCATTCGAAACATTGTCTGCCTTTGCAAGCGTGATTCCACCTGTGTTCTTATCGTGGCGAACGACCATTCCAAAAGTCAATCCTATTGCGGAGATGTTCGTCACCGAATCAAATCGCTTGATCAGCGAGGAGTTCACCATTCGTGACGAACCATCGCTCAGGAAGTTGAAGTTGGTATATGTCGTTCCCGAAGAGTCGAAGTATGTCTGTAGATCGACCGTTGATCCTGCACTATATGTGTTCAGGATCACCTTCGATGCTGGAGTACTGTCATCACCCTCAGAGAAGATGAACTTATTGTTGTAGGAATAGAACTTTCCGTCGCCGGTGAATGCAAGGGCATCGCTGATGCGCCACCCCGAATATGTCCTGCCAGTGCTGTCATACGACTTCCACAGGAAAGACTTGTCGCCACATGCACCCGCAATGATGATTCCGCCACCGCCGCTTGTCGTGATCACATTGTCGGATGTTCCACCCGTTCCACCATTTGAACCCACCGCACCAAGTACCAGATTGTAGTCATCAATGGTGACAAGATTGGTGTTGACTGTGGTGACGGTTCCATCGAATGTGATGTTTCCCGTGAAGTTGTGGTCACCGGGAATAGTTGGTGCAAGATAGATGGTCGCTATGCCATCATCACCCTGAGATGTGGCGATGCCTGTGGCACCAGTGACCCCATAGACACTCATGCGGTTCAACTTGTCGATGATCTCGTTGTTTGTCAGCGAGTACCATTCGTAGAAGGTATCGGACAAAGTCAACTGGGGGATTATGTAACTGCTGCTTGCTGGACCTGTCGGCATCTCAGTTTCTCGCTGCTAGTAGTTCCTGTACCTGACTCTTAAGAGTATTTATCTCTTCTTTGAGGTGCTTTATCTCCTCCACCATGCTCCGTCTTGAGAGAATCTCCTTCTCTTTTTCGGGATTGCAGAATATCAAAGCACCTGTAGCCTTGTCTCTTCTATAGTCGCTCATTCGATTGCAACCACTCGTAGGTTCTTGATGATCGGAACCTTGATTTCATTGCCGCTATCGCTATACATGCAAATCTTCGCGGAGAATGTATTGAACTTCTCGTTTGCATCGGGAAGTATTGAGAAGGATATCTCACGGAAATCCTGTGGATTGACTGAATAAGTGAACTGACCACCAACATAGAACTCGCTTGTGGAATCGATCACCATCCTCTTGTAGCCTACCTCGTCCGGAACATTATGCTCCGAATTGAATGTCTTGGCATAGACTCGGATGTAGGTTCCCTTGGGATAGTAGGCATCCATTATTACCTTCAGTTCCTTGGCAGACTGACCGTATGGAATAGACACCTTCTTGGTGATGTACCTTGCAGTATTGTCCGTCCTACCCGAAGATATAGCCTGTTCGATAGTAGTGCTGTTCTCGCTGCTGCTGATGATGTTCTTGACCGCCACTACATTGGTGCGATCAAGATCGATCATGTATGTGTACAATGGACTTGCCGTGTTCGCTGCATTGAGTATCAGGTTCAAGGTTCCGCTCTCATCAAGGATATGGCTCGACTTGAGTGGGAGATTCCTGTTGATCGTTGCACTATATTCCGTCGATCCGACCACCACCTCGGCGGTGAGGGTCATGTTCGGTGGGGTGAATGCAAACACATTCGGCTGTATCAAGTGTGCCGTGAATGCATCAGGCTGATCGATGTAGTTGAGCGTCACCGATGCGGAGGGAAGTTGGAATATGCAGCGGTTGAGTCGGAACATCAAGTCGGTGTTTGCATCTCCTCTTGGTTCCGATGCATTCTGAGCCTTATATAGGATTCCTCCTGTGAATGTCGAGGTTATAGTTTCCTCGGTCACAAGATCCTGCTTTCCGATGTTAGCCACGAACAGTGTGTACTTCAGACTGTTCGAACGGACAACGACTGCATATTGACCTGGTGACAAGTAGACGGGGCTACTGAACTTGAAGTTGGTATATGTCGGCGTTATCGCATTTGCAGTTATCGTGGATGGATTGCGAACAACCGTGCTGAATGGTAGGATCACAGATGGGTGGGGAACTCCGTTGACCACGGGGCATATCTCGACCGTGATCGGAAGTTCGTCGTCCTTGGTTGCAATGGCAATATCCACACTCTCCAGGAATGTGCCGTATGGATTCTCGTTCTCGTTGATTTCGAATGTCTGTGCAACGGGATCGATCCACTGATTGTATTTTGTGGTATTGATACTCTTCTTACGATAAAGTGGATTGCTGACCACCTTGCTGCTGCTGGGGGTCTGCTTCCTGATCTCCGCGGGACGAACCGATGCTATTCCAAATGGATTCTCTGGATTCGTTCCTCTGCTATAGAAGGTAGCCTCGGCAATAGTGGTGGCATTCTCCACAACATTGTTTGCATCGTCTATCAGACGAAGGATCTTGTCTCCCACCTCAAACATGCCAGCGGGAAGAGTCAACACGATATTCTCAAGCGAGCCGTTGGCAACATCGGTTGTGAATGGACCGTTGGAACCCGACTTGACGCAGTATTCGTTGACATTGATGTTGTCGAGGAACACATGCATCTGCGTGTTCGGCTTCATGTTGTATGCGCTGAATGTTATCATCTTGCCGCGCATGTATGGAGAGATGCTGCGGTTCAATAGAGTATTCGTGCCGATGTTCGCATAGTAGTCCTTCTTGCGGAGGACATACGAATACTTCTGCTTGAGTTTATCCACGGGGATGGTGAACCTGCTGATCTTGTTGCTGGCATACCATCTTGCCTCGACTGAGGTGTCCTGATCCTTCTTCCTACTGGAAGCAAAGAAATCTGCATTCTTCTTGGACTCTACCTCGTTTGCCTCGACGGAGATTCCATTCCAGATGCTTTCCCAATCATTCCATTGAGAACCATGACCATGCATGGCATTCATGTTGCTGATGTTCCATGCATCATTGCTGCCGGAGTCGTTGTTCTTGACCACCGGTCTCGTAGCATTGTCGTACCAATAGTCTCCGACAGGACTTGTCTTGATGTTTCCAACCCAGTTGGGCAGAGAGTACGAGTTCACATTGACCGTATCGCTTGCCTTGTTCTGATAGATCATCGTGGTGCCTGTGAAAGAGGCACACAGAATGTTGTCCACAGTCAAAGTGAGTCCTGGATCGGAACCATTGTAGGCAAATCCGTAGGCATTGGAATCGAACGATGCCCTCAGTTCGCCCAGTTCGGGATCGATGGCGCACCTATAGTCGGTATCCGAGACATCACCGATTGAATGCCCATCGAATGTATCAACGAGGATTGCCCGCTTCAATGCATCGGCACCTGTGGTTGTCTTGAGATCCTTGGATATGACGCTCATCTCAAGATCATTCAATGTGGCTTGCTGCTCAAGGGCATCCACACGACTTGAAATGGTTCCAATGTCCTTCATCGTGAATCGGTTGTTTCCGATTGTCTGAGCCTTTATGTCCTGTGCATTAAATGTATATGCAGGAATGCTCAATGTGAACAGCGTCATCGAATCGCTGAGATCCTCGGGAACAATCGGAGAATCGCTGGGTATTCCCGCAATCCTCTTGAGGGTAGTGATGTCACCGGTGTCCTCTGCTGCAATGTTCTTCGAAACGACCAGTTTGTCTATTCTTGGAAGATATGCCGTGTGGCTTTGCACAATGCTGGATCTTTCGGGAGCAAAGCCATTGCTGTATCGGATGATCGGACGATTGTAGAGTTGGCTTGGGCTTTCCGCAGCAGTAGTTCCGCTCGTAGCCCCCGCTGGCATGAACCCAGTGATCTTGGCTTGTGTGCGGAAGTCCATTGCATTGGCGAGATTTATCGACTTGCCTGTGCGTGGGCTGACGAAAACCTGAATATCATCGTAGGAGATTCCGACATAGGAGTCGGCAACGAACGGACCATAGCCAGAATGCTCGTAATAGTCGTATGAGACCACGATGGAAAAAGATGTACCATCTGAGTACTTGCTATAATGCTCAGGCTTGACATAGATTCTGCCGAGGAGATATGCGGCATCGCGCTGACCGGTATCAAACAGGAAGCGGTCGCTTATGTCGGTTCCATCTGTGGTTGTTATGCTGTTGATGCGGAGGACATCGGACCTATCAAGCACGAAATACATCGTGGTTATGTCGGAAACCTGAGTGGTTCCCTTCTTCGTGTACTTGATGTTCCTCTTGAGCGTATTGAGTGTATTGATCGCTTCCGTGATCGTCTCTGTGTTCGACTCCAATGTCTTGGTACGAATCTTGGTGGATGTGCTTGTCTGTACATCAGCCGTGATGTTCTTCGCTTTTCCAACGAGATAGTAGGATCCCACGGGAAGCGAAGATGTGAACTGAATGTAGTCTCCATCATCGGTGATCTTTGCCGTGACCTTCGTCTGACCAGTGGGAACAGTTATGTTTGGTCCTACTATGCGTAGGATGGTTCCGATGAGCATTGCCGATCCCGAGGCATAGACGACATAGTATCCATCGGATTCATCAAGAACCACATCGTTGCCGTTGGGGATGAATCCATTGTTGAATGACCAGTTGAAGTTCTCACCCATAGCAAGTGCTACGGATGGCTGAGTATCATTGGAAGAAGCAACGAATCCCTTGAAGACAGTCTGTAGATAGGAAAGATCCGTGACCTGCTTGACCATCGTAGTCGGTGTCTCGCCGTTGATCGGGAAAACCAAGGACTGACTATCGAAATCAGAGAACTTTGGAAGCCTGGACTGACTTGCTGTATAGGTGGAACGATATAGTTCGACGCTGTTGAGAAGTTTGTGTGAAACTCCCGTCTCGTATGAATAGAGGTAGAGATTCATCGGGTGGCTTATTCCACCCGTGGCATTTATCTGCGTGATGTTGGAGATAAATGCCTTGAACTGCATGTTCTGACCCTGAGTCGAGTAGTTCGTGACTCCATCTGGTTCCATCTTGATGAGGAATGCCTCAAAGATGGCGGTGTCCATGTAGTTTGCCGATGTAGCCATTGCAGTGGCTCCATAGACCGAATATCCAAGGGTCTTCTCACCGATTGCCGCATTGACCTCGGAGAACAGATAGTTGATGTTTGTTCCATTCGGGCTATACTGACCGATGATGTAGTTTCCAAAATAGTTGTCAACCGAATAGTCCTCGTAGATGCCAACCGTTCGCGCACGGGGAACCTCAATCACATCCTTGAACTTTGTTTCGTATTCATAGCCGAAGACATAAGCCTTGCCTGATCCGACATCGGCATAGGTAGTTGTCTCATCGCCATCGCGGAATGAGACATCGAATGGGTTGACGATGTAGTTTCCGCTCTCATCGTATGTCCGCTGCGCGAATAGGTTGATGATGTCTGAATATTCTGTCTTTTCAATCTTCTTCAGAATCTCGCCACCCGAATAGAACACCAACTGTATGAAGTTTGCATCTGTATCGGTCTCGACAAACTTAAGCACAAGATCTATCTTGAATCTATGTGCGCCGGGAGCATTATAGTTGTAGGAGCCGTTTGCGGGATCCTTGATCGTATAATCGTCCTTTTCCGTGACGATTGTGGACTGAACCTCGAATCCCATGATTCCCGTGGGGCTGTCGAAGTTGCGGATCTCGTTCGTGACTGTGTATGCCGGTTCCAACTGCTCGGTGGACTTGACGAAGAATCCATTGATATAATAGATTCCCTCGCTGATCGCGACAACATGGGTCTTCCCCTTTGGGGCTACCGGGCTGCTTGCTGGAGCAATCGTGAACTGCATCGTCTTGTCTGGATTGTCGCTTTCGACTGTGGCTCCCGTGGTGAACTCAGTTCCCGACATATACGAGATTACGGCTACGCCATACGGATCGGCTGCGCTGTAACTTGGCAGGTAATCGACAACAACTGCCTTTGAGACGGCATTTCCGGATCCATCTCTCTGAATGAGGCGATGACCAACGACATCCTCTGCGGTTGCAGTGAAGATCGGAGCAACGCTGGTCTGTGGATAGATGCGGACAAAGTTCAAGGTCTGCGTCGATATCTCGCCGCCGATGATGTTGCTGCCATCCTTGAAGATGTGATTGCCGAACCGCTCGACCTGATTCTGTAGGATTGTCTGTAGTTGGGTCAGTTCGCGGGACTGAACTGCATACCCCGGACGAAAGAGCATTCGGAGGAACTTCTTATCCTCATTGAAGTCATCGTAGTATGGATTGACATTGAAAAGGGTCGGATCGTAAGAAGGCATCTACTCTTGCTCCTAGAAACCGATTACAATCTTGAATTGCTCGGATTGTTCGATATTTCGTTCTATTGGTCGTACATTTTCTATGTATAACAACTCTCCGGAACCTACAGAAACCTCGGGGTTGGTTATGCTGTTGATTGTGACGGTAGACAATGCGGTATCCGCAGTGGTTCCGTATGGAGTGAATGTCAATGTTCCAATCTGACTGAATGTTCCCGTCAGGTTGTTGAGACTGATGATTCCTGTGAATCCAAGACCACCAGCAACAGTGAAGTCAACAACAGTTCCCGTCACCTTGGCTAGAGTCATCGGATTGGTCTGCGTGATAGTTCCATCCAATGCAGAAGAGGAAGCGATCACCCCATCCGTGAATAGAGATGCATTGACCACGGTCAACTTGGTTGTCATGCGGTACTCGCCAAGATTTTCCTTGGCGGTGGGGACGAACTCCGTCGATGCAAGGCGACCAAACACCTCATCTCCTCCGAATGTGAGGAAATCGCTACCAGAGGTGGTTCCAAAGACAACCTGTCCGAGGATCTCACCAAACTCTTCATCTACTTCGAGGATCTTTGCTCCACTGAGAGTGTGACCGCCGCTGCCGACGAAGATCATGGTCTTGCCAGAAACAAACGATCCGTAAGTGGTATCGACCACGAACTGCTTTTCATTCATGTCATACGAAACGATGTTTCCAGATCCAGTCAAGGTAAGCCCGATGGTTCCCTCATACTGAGTGGCAATATCTCCCGTGACGAAGGTTCCCGTATAGGTGCTGTCGAAGAATACCCGTATCTTCTTGGAACCATCGTCTGAGAAACGGAAGTCTCCAACGACATCTGTCAGGTACAGCCGATGGAACCTTGAGCCTGGGATGGATTCGCTGTCGAGTATGCGGGCAGTGGCACGGGTTTCCTTGCCAATGATGTGGTTTCCCTTCACAAATGTATTGACATCATATAGATTCTTGGTTGGCTGTCTCTTTATGAGAGCCTTCAGCACAACTTCTTCCTCGTAGCCAGCGAATGTCTCTCCTCCGTATAGATACGGACTCTTGACGATGCCGAACTGACGGTAGTCGTTGCGCGTGGATATCTTGCCGTCCTCGGTTCCCTCTATCTCCACCAAGATCATCAAATCGGATGCACCAAACTCCTTGATGGCATTTGCTCCATGACCTTTTGGCGTGGAGATGCTTGTCGAGATGGAGGAGTTGTATGTCGCGACAGCGGAACCCAATGTCACGCTGCTCTTCTCGGTGACAACCCTTGGCTGTGCATATGTGTAGTTGTAGCCCGGATTGATTATGCTAAGTGAAGTGATGTACTTGTCGGTTCCCGTATTTGGAATGACGACGGCATCTGTTCCATCCCCATCCACAACCACATACGGAACGACCTTCAACTTGGATGCATTCGCAGGACTTGAAGCCTCCGATATCGATACGACATCACGGGTCAATGCGGGATATACATTCGCATAGTAGTAACTTGATCCCGCATTTCCACCCTTCTTGAAGTCCACAATCCTGAAATACTGACCGATGCCAGGTCCGCTTCTGACATATATCGCATAGTCATTCCAGTATCCATTCGACACATCTCCCTGCTCGTTCGGTGGAGTGAAGCAGACATAGGTCGATCCTGCGACATTCGGTGTTATGCCAAGATCAGTCTGCATTGCCGTCTTGTTGTTGCTAAAATAGCCATCAAGGCGGTATATCTTGTCGAAGACAAGGCTGCTGTTCGTCGTTGCGGTGACTGTGTCTATCGAACCGGGTGCCGCGAGGTTCTGGACCTGCTTTTGATCACTATGCGATTCGTCGGCAACGAATACAGGAATATAGTCGAGGGTGACATGGTCTATCATGTCTTCGGTGACGGTATAGATGTACTTCCACTTGTAGCCGTCCTCGAAAGACACCACATTGGTACTCTTACCCGTGGGCATGATGGTCGATGTCCCATTCGATGCCATGCACTTGTAGACATTGTATTCCGATGTCATGACATAGTAGGTTTCGCCAGCCATGTCGGTGGTCTCGGAATAGGGAGTATAGACCTCTCCCGAGGTCCAATCGATCCTCGGAATCATCAACTTCAGGTTCTCTGGTCGAATCCGCTTCATGAACACCATGTTGCGGTAGGTATCATATGCATTCCGCGAGGATTCCCCAATAGAGGGTGGGCGTATGTCGCTTTCCGTCACCAGTGTCGTTGAGGTTACATCGGTATATGGCAATGCCCTACTGACAAACAGGTAGTACTGATTGCTGTCCGAAATGCCAAGACGGATCATTTCAATCAGATCGGTCTTGAGTAGAGTCTTTAGTGCATTGTTTGCCATATTAGAAGTTCGGTGATACTAGGGTTGTGCTTTCGATCAGACCATATTCTAGATCGGCTCCCGTGGTTCCCTGATATGGAGTTCCTACGGAGTTGGAATGGAAGTGATATCCTATTGGCATCTTGAAGAATGGCTTGAGTGCTACCGATCCGAAGGATGCACCCGCTCCCGTCAATCCGTTCCAAACACCCGTCAATCCATATATTCCACGGATGTTCGGATGGTGGTAGACGCGCCAATACGAATAACTCAATCCCTTCGCTTCTATGTATCCCTCAACTCCAAGACTGCTTCCAAGCGGTGCGCCCTGTGGATTGTGTGTATAGCCACCAGTTTCGGGTACGATTCCGACTCCATATCGAACACGGTCGATTGTTGCGGTGAAGCCAGCGGATGCCGTATACATCCTGAATGTGGCACCCTCAAGGAATCCCGGTCCCGTCACCGAAGCAGATGCCGTATTGAAATCTATTCCCTTTAGAAGCAGGACACCATAGGTTCCTCCGCTGTTCAGCACTCGGAACTCAAACACGGAACCCGAAATACCAGTTCCACCGATACCCGTTGCTCCAATCGTCGTCCAAACCGTTCCTTCGATGAATGTGAATCCGACTGGCTTGACGAATAGTTTTCCACCCGTCTGTCCATAGTTCTGATAGGTGCTGTATGTGTTTCCGCGTGGATTGAATCCGCTCGGATACACGCTGTATAGATCGGCAGTAGTACCCATCCTGTATGGAGTATAGTGACCGATGTATGGAATCTCATACCGCTGCATCTCCGAATGGAACGGGAGATTGTCGATCATGTTACGCCGCATCAGGATCTCGCCAAACATCTTGAATCCTGCGGGATGAACCAGTTTCTTGTAGAGTTCCTTATATGTTGAGAAAGATATCTCGCTCTTCAGGGCATATGAGAAATCCTGATAGTAGTCTCCATCGAACAACTTCTTGTTGGAACTCAACTTGCCATTATTGTTCGCATAGTAGCCAGCATAATGGGTAACGGCACCGATCACTGGAGTGAGGGATGCCTTGCCATCACCGGTATTTGATACGACAGTCGAAGTGAATCCGTCGATGTATCCAATACCAGAATCAAGAACCTTTATGATCTTGATCTTGCCTTTGGTGTCGAGCAGTTCTATGGCTGCTACAAGACCGATTCCATTCTCGCTGTTGTTGATGACAACATCATCTATGATGTCATAGCCAGAACCACCATTGCGGACCGTTATCTCCGTGACTACGGGATATATGCTTTCCTCCAGGATCGCTCCGTTCACATTGCAATACAGTTTTCTGGAAGCATCGAATGTTCCAAATATGTTCTTTATGAAGACTTCAGTGACTTCATAGTATTTCTTCGTATATTGAGTGACCTCGGTCACAATAGCGGAACCAGATACATTTCCTGTGACTGGATCCATCTGATAGACCTGATTGCCCGCCATTGCAAAGTTTGCAGTTCCTCCACTGCTTGTGACCTTCAGCGATTGCCTTTCGATCCACTTTCCGTGGGAACACTTCAATATGTCCTCACCAGGATACTTGACCTCGGAATAGACATTGTAGAGCAATCTGAAGAGGAAACGATATGCCTTTTCAGTTCCCTTGGAACCATAGAAGTTGCGCACATTCTTGAGGAAGTTGGCTTCACTGATCACATTCCCATTCTCATCCGTAGCCAGTTGCGAGGGGAAGTTCTGTAGGTACATTGCTCGGAACTCACCGAAGAACAGACCAAGAGTCTCGTCTATATCGGTGAGTTCGGTGAATGCGTCGATGATTCCGAATGCATTCTGATACTGCTCCATCCACTCATAGTATGCCTCAACGAACCTGCGGAACAACTCATGATCGCGATTTATGAAAGCAGGAACCTGATTGACGATCAGATTGCTCGGACCAAATCTCTTGATGACGCGAGGAGATTCCTCAGATAGTCTGAGGTTTTCAGCCTCAACTAGCGCACCAGTTCCGCCAAAGAGAAGTGGTAGTTGGGCTAGTGGCATCAGACCCCTCTAACCGCAGCGTCCTGCAAGTTTATGGTGGTGGAATCGGGTGAGTTCATGTCCACAAGAAGGACTTGGTTCCTCTTGGGTATGATGTCGAACTTTTGATCGGGAACTACCGTGAAGTTGATGTATGTGAGGGTTCCTGTGCCTGTTGGAGAGAATGCCGTCAGGTTCACTTTGCCCGTGGAATAATCAACGGTTCCTATGTTTGGATATACCGTCTTCTTAGAACCATTTTCCATTCTATACATTACCAATCTACCACGACCATTGTCCTCTATGAAGCAATCCCTCACGACATTGTCCATATCGCGGTGCTGAAAGATGGATGTGCTTATTACCGATGGATTTCCATCAAAGGGATGATTAAGTGCCGCCCCATACTCAAGGGTATAGTTTGCCGTTCCATATATCGGGATTATTCTCTTGGCTAGGCGAGTATTGATTCTATTGCTGACCAGCGAGTTGCTGGAGAGATCGATCTGCCTTGAAAGAACCGAATACCTGAATGAGGCATTGAATGTCTGTAGCGAAAGAGTCGAATATGACTCTATTGCTGCTCGGATAGCATCACGAATCGACTGCTCGGAGGTGTATGCAAGCGAAGAGTTGTATGTGGCGAAGCACTCTATCAGGACATAGGTGTAGTCAACATCCAGCACTTCAGCCGTTACTGTCACGATCTTCTTCTTATTCAGGACATTCTTGACGAGGCTTTCCTTCTGTGCATCGCTGAGGACGCGAGAGTTCTTCGGGATGATGGAGATGTATACCTTTCCATACTCGGGTGGATCATTTTCATCTCCACCCCAGACCCTCACGGCTTCCGCATCGGGATATTCGCGCAATATGATGCTCTCATAGTCATATGCCGTGACGGTCCTGTTCTGAGACTGATAGTACTTCGGAGCGGTATATCGGATCTTATCCTCGGTGTCCCTTTCAGCACCACCATAGGAAGGAGTGACCGTAGTGACGGTCGCATTGTATGCGTTGCCACCAATACCAGAGAACACGAAGGAAGAAGTGCTGCTATCTCCCTTTCCGATGTCATTTCCCTCAACACCATTGGTTTCGAAGAATACAACCACGATGTAGTTGCCCTTCTCGGGTGTCGTACCGATGATGCCATCACCAAAGGAAACCTGATAGTTTCCGCGATAGTTCTCGTTGATGAAGTAGACCTTGCTAGTCGAATCAAGTTCAAGATAGTCGGTATTCTCTCTCCAAGTGAAGTCTGCGCTTGCTAGATCCGAAGGAGACTTCATGACATAGACTCTGATGAGACTCTTATCGATGCTCGGGAAGGGAATCTCAAACTTCGTCATGTTGCTGTCGGGATCATATACGAACGAGATGCTCTTGTACTTTCCCTGATGGATGTCGATGTTGTTGCAGGTATAGGGAACACTGCTCTTGTCTATCTGATATGGCTCCGTGGTAGTGAACACATATTCGGAACCATTCTTGGTCGCAGTGAAGTTAGTTCCTGTTGGAACGCTACTCGGAACCCCTGCCGTGGCACCGAAAGACAACGAGACTGTCGCAATAGCGGCATTCCTTGAGTTCGGGATATATCCTAGGTTCTTGGCAAGCGAGACAATGGACTTCCGCATGACGGCAGAATCGATGAAGGATTCAGCCGCAAGCATGTTTGCATACATTGCGGTATAGTGGGTATTGTATGCAAGAAGGTCAAGAAGGACATTGATGCCCGCCCCCTCATAGTCGTAATCGGAGAACTCCTGAGTCGTGGACAGATAGTTCTTCAGATTCTGCTTGATGCCATCGAAGTCTAGTTGAGTGACTGGAATGAGCGTGCGATTTGGCATTATCTAAGCCTTTCTATGCTTACAAATACCTTCGATATCTCGCGCGAGTTGAGCATGGCAAAGGATACAGTGACATTGAACGAGTTGTATTGCTCATCGAACACGACCTGTATATCGTTTATCCTTGCCCGTGGCTCATAGCGGGTGAGTATATCCTTGATGTTGGAACGGATTGCCATTGCTACTAGTGGTGAGGCTGGTTCAAATAGAAGTCGGCTTATGCGGCAGTCTATCTCGGGCTTGAACGGCTTGTCGTACTTGGACATTAGAACCAAGTTACGAACAGCCCTCTTCACTGCCTCAGCATCCACCTTCTGCGGAACATCGGCAGTGACGGGATTTGGAGAGAAGTCTAGGTCAAGGTCTTTGAATAGGTTCTTACGAAGGAAATCTGTCATCTGTAGTCTTTGGATGAATTGAGCAGGAAGGCAATCTGACTCCTTGCATTCTCAAGATCCTGGGTAAGTTCCTTTTCGTTTACCTTGTCCAAACTTCCCAAGTCACACCACTCAACAGATATGTAGCCGTAAACCAGCATACTATCAGAAGAATATACGGGTAAAATGGACACAGCCACCGTATCATGGAGTTGATAGAACTTCTTGCTGTTTGATTCGCCGAAGTTGGAAAGAAGTCTTAGCCTCGGATCGTTGTCGTGCAGGATGTCGATGATCTCAACGAACCTACTTACGAGGACATCCTGTCGGAACTGCATTGTGGAGGCTATCTTTGAATCGCAGGACTGATGGGAGATGCTCATCTTCCGCATCGAAGATCCATCCACAAACTTGCCGCCATTGTGGAACTGGGTCAAGGAGATACGAGATGCTCCATGAGTGAGGCGAATCTCACTCAATGCCTCCCATATCCTCATATTGACTTGACTGAATCTCTCTTCATTCCTTTGAGTTCTACTCTTGGAAATTGCCTTGTAGGCTTTTCGTAAGCCATAGATAAATCCGGCAAGTACGGTTGCTCCCATGATGCCCAGTTGAAACCACTCGCCAATCTTCTCTGTTTCCATGTAACCTCCGATTTATCAAAATATCTATAAATCACTGATAGTTTGATAAGGCAAGTTCCTGTGGGTATTTAGCCCTATTTGAGGCTTGGGACAAAGTCCAGCATATTCACAGGCGAACCACCGACCGCAACTCCGCTTTCCTTGGCAATTCCATCAAGTTGCTGACTTGCCTCGGGATTAGTTATGAGATTCTTTGCGAGTTGCGCTCCAAAGCATGGATCTGTCAATACAGTCGAGATCAGGCTGTTGCCCAATGCATACCGTTCGACAAAGGCAAGAGCCAACGCAAATGCATCGTTGTCGCTCTGCATCAATGCCTTTATATTGCTTGTCAATGCACCAATATTGGCAGTAAGAGTGGCAAGTTGCCCGAAAAGATCTGCTAGATCCGTTGCTCCACCCATAGCGAGTTGATTCTGAATCTCTGCAAGTACTCCCGAAATCTTATTCATGTTCTGCCCAAAATTCTCAAAGAACGGTCCTGTGATCTGTGGATTCAATGAAGAGAATGCCCGCGAAAAGTTGTCTTCAAGGCAGTCTCCTGAGTTCTTGAGCAGATACTTGATTGAATTGTAGGCAGACATCACCCCGAGGATCTGATCAAGGGATGCCCCACCATTCTTGGTCAGACCACTTAGTCTGTTGGTATGGGCTAGGAATGCATCCATTTCCCCGTTTGCAGTTGTCAGTGCTGCATTAAGTTCAGCCAAATCTCCAGATAGCGCAGTGATGCCCGCAATGGTATTGAGGTTTGCTCCAATCTTGTTCTGAAGAAGTCCCGTTACCTGTGCAATGGGATTGCGGAAGGCATTCCCGTTCATGAAGTCGAACAAGAACTGCTTTTGGGTGGCAGGAAGTAACTGAGAAATAAGGCTACAATTTGCCGGATCGAATATATTTGGATAGTTTGGTGAAACTTGGTCGCCGCAACTCATCAGTCTGCCTCCACATCGCTATTTGAAATCAATTGATGACCACATGTCGCTGTGTGTCCTGTCACACATATGGGAAGGTCTTCCGCAGTGACATCTGGAGTACCCATAGCCATATGGGCAGCATCATGGGAAAGTATGCCGTGATCTGCGATATTGCTTCCTATTCTTGCGACAGGTAGATCATTCACGGTCACGCTATTCGCCCCGTCCAAGATCGCCCCTCCAGCATAATCCCCCACCCGTCCTACATTAGGCATCAGAACTCGCCTCCATCTATCTCCGTGATGGTGAAACTGGAAAGCAGTTCGAATCCCGAGTTCTCTATCTGTGGGGGAAAACCTTGGGTTTGGAATATGCACACATAGGTGAATCCATCATCTACGGAAAGAACGACATCACCGGGTTCATAGACCTTGTATAGATCAAAAACTCCAGACCAGCGAAGATGGCTCATGGTGATACTTCCGGAGGAATTGTTGGATCGGTGAATCTTGAACGACCGAATGAGTTCAACTTCATTGCGCGTCCACTACCCGACAGGAACAGTTCGGAACTGGATTCAGTCTTGACTATGGTGTCTAGCATGGATTTGGAAACTATCTTCGACTGAGATTCGGTAATCACATTTCCAGCCACGGAGGTATACTTGTTACCCGCGATGGTTTCCCTATAGTCTCCGAGAACCTTGAGGCTCATGTCCCCCTCGACGGTTCCCTTGATGTTTCCCTTGACATATAGATTGACATCCTTGTCAACCTGAATGTTCATGCTGCCCTTGTCTTCGCCAGCACCGACATAGATGCTCGCAGAACCATCAAGTGTTATCTTCGCATTTCCCTTGATGTGTATGAAATCGTCTCCAGCATGTATCTCATAGTTGTTCCCAACCACCTTGTGTACGCGAGTTCCGTTCGGATCCTTGCTCCACCCATTACCAACTTCCTCAAAACTTCCCGATGGATGATAGGTATGATGTCGTTCCTTTTCTGGCGTATCGTCCCACTCCTCGACCATCCCCGACTTCGTTGCAAAGACCTTGTTGTTCGGATACTTCGTCTTGTACGGAGATTCTGGTTCAGACCATTTCTGCTGATCCAGCCCATCAAGAGCAACCAGAACATCCTTCTTGCGGTTGTTGTTCCTGCTCTCAATCACCGTCTTATCAGTCTCTTCACCCCTGGCAAGCCTGTTGGTGTCGGGAACATCCTTCTCCGTAGGATAGATTCCAGTCGGATCGTTGAATCCTAATTGTGAATTTGCCACATCGGATGGTATGCCACCCACCGACATCATCACGATTGGCTGCTGTGCATCGTATCCGTCTCGAAAGAATCCGAATACATGCGATCCCATGACAAGACCTGTGGGAGATCTTCCCACGCCACTGATGGATGCATTCGTTATGTCCTGTAGGGGGTGCGCCCAAGGAAGATCGGCTGTCCTGAGAGTTCCCTTGTCCTCTGGATGATAGCCGAAGACCCGGACGCGAACTCTACCAAGTTTCAATGGGTCATCAATGTCCTCAACGACACCGAACCACCAGACGAATCCGGACTGACCCATGAAGTCTACCATCTATCATCGCTTTCTTTCTGGATATCCAAAGGTATCATTGCCCCATCGTTCCCAATCAAGAAGTTCTTCCTTGGTATATGGCAACTTGCGGAGTTTGTCTTCGATTTCCTGTGGTGTGATTACATGCGGTGTTTCACTGTTGCTCATGATTTTCTCCATTATATTCTTCCTTCGGAACTTCCCTCAAACTTGCTTGGGATTCCTTCTACGAGTGAATCCTTGGACATTTCCACGACTGTGTTGTAGCCGCTCCCCTTATTTATGATGGTCTTCATCGACACTATGATGTACTTGCCACTCAGATACTTGTCTTGCCAATCGGATTCCGCGTTTTCCAGGTATCCCGACTTCGGTAGTTCGAAGTTCAGCACATCAAGGAGACGGAGACTTGAGTTACCGGGAACTGTCATCGTCACCCTCAATGTCGTGAACTGCTTCTGTATGCTGCTCCTTTGCAGGAAATATCGATCTGGCTTCTCATTGTCCAAGATGCTATTGAACTTGCGGTACTGTACGGGAAGCACATTTCGGAATCCCGATGATGCAGAATTTAATTTATCGCCAAGAGTGGTCTTCTGCGGGAACAGGGGATATTGATTGAGATGCCGACTATTGAGGAAACTGTCCCCATAGTTGAATGTGTATGGCTCGTATTCCTTGGTGGTTATGTTATGCGTCAGCAATCCACCCGCATACATTCCAGATCCATACTCTTCAAGTCTGTCGAAGAAGGAAGTGATGGAATAATCCTGCACCTTAGTGAGAAAGCCTTCAACCGTTCCTTGGTTGTATGCGTTCTTAGGCTCGACGCGATATGTGTACTTCGGATCAGCCTCTATCGCCTTGAGCAGGTTCTTAAAGTGAAATCCATCAACATCCTCATAGAACACGAAGCATGATGGGTTGTTGCAATATGCTCTTTGAGAAAGCCACGATAGCGCAAAGATTGGGGTCCAGTACGGAAATACGAACTTGTGCTGTCCGATGCTGGTCTCATTGAACATCAGTTTGTTGGAATTCTGATCACCAAACTGGTCAATGAACATCTTGGAGGCTATAGATGTGATTTGACCTTCATAAGAAGTGTTCACCCGCAGCATCCTGTTGTAGAACTGCAAGTCGGACACAAACTGCATCTTGTAGACCTCAGTCTTTTCGTTGGAAGTCCTCGACTTGCCAAGAGGAGCAAAGACCTTTCCCTTGATCGTAACCGTATCGCAAATCACTCCCTTGGTCTTGTACTCTATGTGTATCGATTCGTTTCCGACGATGGGAAGTGTTTCAGCATAGTTCAGTGCATCTCGGATCACGATCTCACCGATCATCTTGTTGTCGAATATCGATTCGAATATCACGATCTCCGTGTATATCTCCATGAGATCGATTGGCTTTCCACCCGAATTGGATTGCAGTTCAATGCGAGATATCTCAAACGCATTGTCGGTGTATGTCGGTATGTTGTTTATTGAATTAGCCATTTGCCAGCAATGTGCCTATGTCACGATCTATGTTTGCAAGGTGCTTTATGGGAACCAGCGTGATGTTCCTGTGTGTGTCGTTCACACCAATCTCATATTCCCGATTGGTGATCGTGTAGTCTCCGAAGTCCTCAAGGATGTATTTACCCAGAGGAGTCGCCCCGAAAGTATATCCGAAGTCTCCCTCTTCAATGAACTCATTGTGAAGAGATGCGGGTAGCGTTGGGTTCAGCAGTTCGCTATCCGAGTTTTCAAAATGGTGGGCAGCATACTGGCTTTCGATAATCTTTCCAATCTTGGCGACATAGTAGGTGATCTCTCCGACCTTGTTGGTATTTGCACCAGCAATGTATTGACCTTCCTGCGGAAGCCATTCGGTCTTCTTGGTGAACTCCATGACAAGACGGCAATATGCGGGATCATATGAAACCACGCGGGCATTCTTCAGCGAGGATTGAATCGATGGCTGCTCGTCGGGATTGGTCACCCCTGTGGCAAATACGATGTCATTTGTGCGGAAAGAACCCTCGAATGCATCTGTACCATTCACATCAAGAAGGAAAAGAGTATAGCCAGGATATTTCTCCTCCACAAAATTGTCGAACGCGGCGGGACTAAGCACCCAATCGTAATATGGGTTCGCCATGTTGTTCATGTTCAAGATCATCCAGTGCATGTCGGATCTATTGTATACCCTGTCCGAGAAGACTTCTGGTCTGTCATTTTCAGGGACAGAGACATTCAATGGATATGCACCGTCTTCAATAGCCTTCTGACGAACCTTGAATGTCGTGGTGATGTCTGACATTTCCACAAATCCCTGTGGCGTGATATATCGTACTCTTGGTAGTTTGTCGTACATGAATCAGTATCCGTGGATGATGTGTTCGTTTGTGAGTTGTTCCATTTCCTGGAACTGCAAATCCATGTGGATGAATGCTGGCTTGCCATCAGGAAATGTCTTGTAGTCTCCTGCTGCGGAATAATCCACGCTGACTGCCTGTAGGGCAAGACGAGCCAACTTCGGGAGATTGTCATTGACCTGAACGATTCCTTCAGGACTGATCATGTTGAAAGTCACCTCAAACTCCGCAGGGAATGTGAAGAAGTGACCGCCACCTCCGCGAAGACCAGGATATGCATGGTATCTCAGCAACTTGATGATGTCCAGAACCGTCTGTGCCTCAGCCGAGTTCTTCGGATAGAAATCGAACGAGAACGAGTGCTGACGGATGCCCACATCCTTGAACATGACCTCGCGGCGTGGATTTGAGACGCTTCTTGTTGCAGCATTCCTCACCGCCTGTATGTTCGTACTCTCAAGATTTATATTTGCTGCCAGTTTGTCAACCATATCGGATATGGTCTTCGTGCCAGCCTTCTCAAACACGCCAGAGAATCCTCCGCGCTTGCCCATCAATGTATCCATCACGCCCTTGGCACCAGCCATTTCCTCCTCCGAATACACCAACTGATCGTTTATGGAGAACTTCAATGGCATATAGAGACAGATGGTGTCCTTAGACTTGACATTGGCAAATGTGAATCTTCGATTTGCAAGCAGTATGTTCTGCTCCGATTTCTGTCTATTCACCTTCTTGCCGGATACTCCGACTTCATCAAAGTTCCTCTTCGTCTGATTTGCGGGATCTAGCATGTCTCTGTTTGTAGCCTGTAGCAATTCTGCGAAATAGCCAAATGCCTCTTTTCCTGCATCTCCAAAAAACCCCGTTGCCGTATCATACAAGGCACCGAGGACATTGGATCCATTCGCCTGACTTTCATTGAACAGATTCTGTATCTTTCCTTGCAATGCCTGTTCGAACGAGTTTATTCTTTCGTCTGAAGTGATTCCGAAAGCACGAAGTGCGGCACTAGATCCTTCGAATGACTTGAGGAACTCCTGTATCTGATCGGGGCTGAATCCAGCCTGTGTCAAGGCAACATAGTTGGCATCCACGCCACCATCGCCCTTGATCTGGCTTCCGAACTGAAGACCCCCGCCCTTGGCAAGCATAGCACTTGTCATCTGATTGATGTTTCTCTGCACAAGTCTGGTCTGATCGGATGTACCCTGATAGATATTGAAGGTCATGAAGTGGTGATATCTCTGATTTCTTCCAAGATCCTGTGGATAGTACAGAAATGATGGAATGTCCAGAAACTGATTCTGTGCTTGCGGATCGATGCTCGACAGATCATAGGATGCATCAGGTCTTCGCGTATTTGCTGTGATGAGGTCTTGGAAGTTCTCATTCCTCATGTACGGCTTGCTACGGCTGTTGTCGCCCATAGCCGCAACAAGAGGATAGTCTCTGCTTCCGACTGCTGTCGAAGAGTTCTCAGTGTAAATCTTGTCTGTTTGGTTGGGCATATATGGCTACCGAGAAAAAGTTCCTACAAGGTCTGTTCAAGCCGAAGAACCCCAAGAAGTACAGGGGAGATCCCACAAAGGTTATTTATAGGAGTTCTTGGGAACGGAAGTTCATGGACTACTGCGATCTGAAGGATTCCATCGTGGAGTGGTCGAGTGAAAGCACGGTCGTGAACTACCTGTATGAGGTCGATGGCAAGAACCATCGCTACTTCATAGACTTCAGGATCACGGTTCGGGAGAAGGAAGACAGGTTGCAGACCTATCTGGTTGAGATCAAGCCAGCCAAGAAGACCAAGCCCCCCAAGAAACCCAAGCGGCAGTCCAAGAGTTACCTCTATGAGTCTATGGAGTATGTGAAGAACCAGAACAAATGGGTAGCCGCCAAGAAATATGCAGAAGACCGAGGGTGGAAGTTCATCGTGTTGACCGAAAACGAACTTGGGATAAAGAACTGATGATCCGAAGAATACTAACCAAGCCCACCGAAGCAGACAATCAGCCGCTCCTCGACCTACAGTCGATCTTCGATAGGATGGACAGCATCAAGGACGAGGAACTGGAGAATCCAAAGGAAGATGATTCCCGAGATGCATTCGAGTGGTACGAAAGACATGCATTGGAAGTGTACGAGGAAATCACAAAATCCAGTCCTTTCAGCGCAAAGACCAAGCAACGAGTGCTGCTCAACAGCATGTCAGACTTCTATGACGGAAGAAAGCGGGCAGGTGCGCTCTATACCTTCACATACGAACCTGAGTCGGATCTCCCATATTGGGACAAGTTCCCATTGGTTCTTAGGATGATCGACAACCTCGACTCGACCGAATCGTTCCTTGGCATCAACCTGCACTATCTTGAGCCAAAACTCAGGAGACTGTTCATGATGCACATGATCACCAAGATGAGCGGGTCGATACAGGACAAGAACTCAAGAATCGTCGGGTTGAACATGAAGAAACTCATGACTGGATTGGCTAAATATGGAAGAGTGTGTATTCGCAGATACAAGTATGACAATGTGCGGGGAAGGATACTCACCATACCCCCGGAAAACTGGATCAAGATGATGTATCTCCCGACCTATCAGTTCATAGGCGGAAAACCAAATAGAGTGTGGCGTGACTCCTACAAGAAAATCAGGAAACTGAGGTAACGAAAACCCATGCCAGACATAGACTTCAAAGATTTGCTTTTCGGCAATCGGACGGAAAATGCATCCACTCCCACTCAGACAAATGGATCGAAGAACAAGGATTTCCTCACCAGCGACATCTCGCGACAGATCGCCCATATTCAGAATAACTCTGGCTTCTATGCTCGTCCTACGCGATTCTCGTTCATCATAGAAGGTCTGCTCTGGGGTCTGAATGAACGGCTGAACAGGAACTGCCAGACCATTTCGATTCCCGGAAGATCGCTCATGAGCCAGGCTGCCAAGATATACGGTTCCGCGAAGGATCAGGTCTATGAGGTAAACTATCCCACCGAGTTGCAGATCACTTTCCGAGTGGGAGAGGACATGCTTGAACGGGACTTCTTCGACCGATGGATGAACACGGCTATGTCCCACCATACGCACGATGTAAACTACCCCGACTCCTATATGACTACCATGAAGATATATCAGTTGGATCGCGAGGACAACTATGTCTATTGCACCGAACTGTACAATGTCTTTGCAAAGAGCATCGGTGACATAGAACTATCCACCGATTCCTCCGATACCATAGAAACCGTGAGCATCACTCTTGGATATTCCGAATCGCAGGTTGTCGGATATACGACCATGAAGAAGCCACCAGAAGTTCCCGCCATGAGCGTGGCACCTGTTAGGAGACCGATCTATCCAGGTTCCAAGCCGCAGGTCATGGCTCAACTCAACGAACAGTACTTCGGCAACCAGGTTCTCGACAGGACTACCGAAGAAGCGATGCAGCAGATCACGAATATGTTTGATTCGAATAGGTAACAATACAATGGAGACATCATGCCACTACCGACGATAGTAACCCCCAAGTATCCCCTTACCATCCCGTCTTCCAAGAAGAAGACCATATACAGACCGTTCCTGATGAAGGAGCAGAAGGTTCTGTACAGCGCGATGGAAAGCAACGACCAAAAGCAGATATTCAATGCGATGTGTACCATCATTCGCGAATGTGTCGAGGGAATCCAAAATCCAGAGACGCTGCCCGTGTTCGATCTTGAGTACATCTTCCTGCGGATACGAGCCAAGTCCGTGGGTGAGATCATCGAAGTCAACACGATATGCCCGAAGTGCGATGCAAAGAACAAGGTTCCGGTGAACCTTGAGACCATCGAAGTCGAGTTTCCCGAAAACCACTCCAACAAGATCATGTTCACCGATAAGATCGGAGTGATCATGAAGTATCCGCAGTTCGATGATTCACTGAAGAACATAGCCGACTTGAATGGGGATGGAATGTTGGAATACATCTGCGGGGCTATTGAAGTGGTCTTCGATGACAGCATGACATACACGCGGAAGGACTTCACCACACAGGAACTGAAGGATTTCGTGGAATCTCTCAACACGACTCAGTTTGAGCAGATCGCGGAGTTCTATCGAAAGAGACCTCAGTTGACCAAGCACATGGTATGCAACTGCTCAAGTTGCAAGCAAGACTACAATCTGGACTTCCGAGGTATGAATGATTTTTTTACCTGATGCTCTGTCACGACAATCTTGGTAACTACTACAGGACGAACTTTGCCCTGATGCACCATTACCATTATTCGCTGACAGAGTTGGAGAACATGATACCTTGGGAAAGAGAGATATATCTGTCTCTCCTCTCGCAGTACATCAAGGAAGAGAATGAACGGCTAAGGCAGCAGAAACTAGGAAAATAAAAGATGGCACTACCCAACCCAGGACAAAACGCACCTTCATCGTATCAGATGCGCGAGTTTCAGCCGTGGAGCCGCAAGGAAGCGGTAGGTACGGCAATATCCGCAAGCATCCTGACGATGCAAGCCAATCTGCTGGCAAAGTCGCCGCTTCTTCGTGCCATTCCTGGTGCTGGCATATTGCAGGAAAGGGCTGAGTTCAAGAGGCGGCAACGCTACGAGCAAACAGGTCGTGATGAGACGGGAAGGAAACTCACCAAGCAGGAGTTTGAAGACCGCGAGAAGAAACGCAGGGATCTAGGTGCGCTTGGAGATCTAAAAGACCTCATAGTGGACAAGTGGGGAGTCGATGGAGTTCCCACCTATGAAGTCGAGAATCCCAACAAGAGGATGGATCAGGGCAAGCAGAAGGTCATCACCCCCTCCGAGGAAGGTGCATATGCCCTTGAGGAAGAGGAGAGGGCTAAGGAAAAGGAAAAGGAAGACGATGCGGATGCCGACCGCATGGAGAAGAAGCAGGAAAACTTCTTCACGAAGTTGTTTGGAAAGAAGCCAGGAGAGAAAAAAGAAGGTGGTGGGTTGTTCAGTGGACTGATGGATCTTCTTGGATCGGTCAAGGGATGGCTGGCAGGAGGACTGACAGGTCTCATCGATCTGGTGTTGGGTGCGATAGGAACAGCGGCAGCAGCAATCCTTCCTATCCTTGGAGCAATCGCCCTCCCCGCAGTCGCAATACTACTGGGTGGAGCGGTGGGACTAGCAATCGCAAAATGGATCGGCAATGAGGCAGACAAATATCGCGCGAAGGCGGATGCAGAAACAAAACAGGTGATGGAACAGGGTTATGCCACAAAAACTGCCACCAATGAGCAAGGTGAGAAAATCTACAAGATAACGGATAAGGATGGAAATACCAAGTTCGGCACAGCCAAAGACCTTGGATTGAATAAGCAGCAACTTGAGGGGATATCGAAGGAAGGATTTGCCGAAAGCAACGGAGGCAGGATTTCCGAATCGACATATCGCGTCGAAACTCAGGGAGGAAAGGAAACCGGAAGACTTGCAAAGGGGCTATCGGGAAATGAGATTGTTGCGGCAGGAATGGCAAAAGGAACGATGTCCACTGCCGAAGCAAGCGGCAAGTCCGCCGGTGAGAAGAAGATGATGGAAGTCGAAAGGTCGATGGCAGAGTACAGCGCGGATTTCTCCAACGCCATTGCAAACTCCACCGACGATTCCGCAAAAGCCCTTGGATTGGTCAATGACTTCAACTCCATACTCAGCAGCACCAAGATGGGAATCAACAAATATCCCGAGGTGTTCACTGCCGATAGGCTGAGAAGCCTTGTCAAGAAGTATGGGATATTCGGCAATGCCATTGCCAACGGAAAAGTCAGAGACGGAATGAATGCTTACATTGACAAGGATACTGGCATCATCGGCAGGGTTGGTAGCGATTGGGATGCCCTTGATGCCGACGATCTGGTCATTCCTGGAGTCGGATCATTCACCTTCGGATCAAAATCAACGACTGCCGAAGGCTGGTCGAAACAGGGAGGAGGCGTTGATACGGTTGCTCCCATCCTACCGGCAACTCCGACAGGATCGGATATTTCAACCAATGCAGCGACTAATGCTGCATTGAAGTCGGCACCTGCGGCTGCTCCTACCATGAATACGACTGCGAACTCCGTTCAGCAAACCAACAATACCGTGGTTGCATCGGCACCAACGACAAGCCGCACGGGAGCGGATACTCCACCAAGGTTCAATGGCTGATCATGACTGTGTCGAACTCATGGATGCCATCGTCCATCGTGTAGCAGATTCGGTCGAAGACCTTCACGCACCAAGGTAGGCACTTGGGGCAGGGACGCGACATACGCATCTGACCGAATGTATTGAAGCGGAAGTTCCAGAGTTCAAGACCTTCCTTCCTCTCGCACTTGAGGAAGGCATCAAGTTCCGAATGCACCTCACCGAAGAGATAGCCGTGCTTGACTGCAAGCGGGTGGGTCTTGAATCTATTGATGCCGACTGCGACGATCTTGTTCTTGTAGAGGATCACGCTGCAATGCTTCTTGCGGCGGGGGATCTCAAGGCACTTCGCATGGGCGAAGTCGATCAACTTGGCGTGTTTGGCGGGGTCCAGGATCATCTAGTATTACTTCTTGATCAAACCCGACACACTATTTAGAGGGTGCATCGGAAACCATCGGAAATGATTCTCTTCGAATGAAAAAGAATCATTTATCCAAGCCATGAGTTTAGGATCTTTGCGAAGGTGGAGAAGAGCAGGATGCACCCGTAGAAGATGCAGAGGCAAGCGAAGATGCTCCAGCATCCCAATGGAAGCCACGGCTCCTTGGTTCTATCGCGCGTCTCGTCGTGTAGCCAATCGTCGTAGTCGCTGTTCATGCCTCAAGCATACTCCGTATAGTATACGAGTCAAGAACCCATTGCTTCAGAACCTTTGGATCAAATCATTCACAACGAAGTAAGATTCACTTGATCGAACCGCTTGACTTCGTTTGGGGACATTCTATATTTGATGGTCTGCGAGTCGGAGTTGACCCGCACCGTCCGAGCAAGTGGTTGAGGAAGGAGTCCTCGACGCATAGATAATAGGAAGATTGGTGGTTTTGTGAAGTTCTTTCGCAGCATGATAGATACTGACTCCAACCCCGACGACGAGGTAGCAATCGTCCGAAGCAAGGAAAGGTCTATCGTGGAAGACACATTTCAGACAATCGCAGGATCGACGGGCATCTCAGACGCAAGGAAGGATGCCATGATCCATGACCTGATCCTAGTCGTGAAGTCGGCTATGACGAAGGTCAATAGCAGGGATCAGATGTGGTGCGACATCCTTGCAAAGACAGAGAAGGATATCCGCCGAGTGGTGGATGAGACAATCAAGTAACCTAGAAGGGGTTTCATCATGAAAATGAAGTTCGATCATCGTTTTGTTGCGGCATTCAATACCTTCATCGATTCGCTGAAGGGCATCGTGGCAAAGGAAACTGCGGGTCAGCAGTCTCCGCATGGTCCATACTCATGGACGGTTGAGTACGAGGAAGGCTACAAGTACATCCGCGTGGTCATCGTCAGCGACATCAACGGCAACAAGCAGAAGACCGCATGGGGATTCATCGACAAGCGCAGCGCGGACATCTTCCGTGCGGCAAGTTGGAAGGCTCCCTCGCTGAATCACATCCGCGGCAATCTCTACGATGAGAGCAATGGTCTCAAGAATGCCCATTGGACGGGTCCAGCGTACATATGGGAGATCAACGGCAGCAAGGAAGATGCTGCGGTCAGCGAAGTGGGGTCTGCTACGGGGGCTGACTGATGTTTCGTCTTCACATCGACATTCCCCTCCCGTATACGGAGGAGGAAGCCGCCAAGATGGCAAAGAACATCATTGCGAGTCTGAATCCCGACAAACTTGATGGCTATTGCATCAACTACAGGCTTGGTCATGACGAGGATCGGCAGAAGTCCAACTATCTCGACAAGAACGAGAATGGGCATGTCAGCAACAAGAAGTCAAAGATTCTCTTCACGAAAGATTCTCAAGTCAATCCAAACATTCAACTGAACGATGGATTGACAGCGGTCGATGATGTCGTATAGTTAGCAAGTCAGACAAACGCGCCGTGGGAGGTCTTGGCATCCTCAGCCTGATTTATAAACAGGTAAGACTTGGTTCGAATCCAAGACGGCGTACTAGATGTTCATGTGCAACGGATCGGCGCATGGGCATGAAACAACACCCGATCCAAGAAACAGGAGTTTGTGATGAGTTTCAACATCAACGGATGGAATGTGTTCAAGACGGCAGCATGGGTTTCCGCAATCGGCTTCGCATGGTTCACCTTCGGCGCACCTGAAGCGGCGAATGCGGCGGGCAAGAGCAACTTCTGCCTGATCGCGTTCTTCGCATCGCTCACGCTGTACTACTACTCGCTGTATTCCAAGGAGCGCGAGTATCAGGAGCAGGATGGCGTGTGGAAGCGTTTCGATGAGCAGGAGCGCGACCTCTCCTACCGCCTTGAGGATGTCTGGCGTTCGATCCACTCGCTTGAGGACAAGGTGACGGATTGCTGCAACGACAATGCTTGCAGCGCGAAGAAGAGCCGCTGACATCTTTGGTGTCTGCCCACCTAACGGCAGCAGAGGGGAGCGCATTCTGCACATCACGCTCGTTGACGCGAATGTAACTCAGCGGTAGAGTCTCGGTTTTCCAAACCGATGGTCGAGGGTTCGAATCCCTTCGTTCGCTTTAGGAGATCATTATGAATACGATAGCAGCAATCTCAGTACTCGCGTCCGCATTCGTTGTTTCCGCTCCTCCGATGCTTCCGTTCACCGAACTGAGCGACAAGAAGATCGAAGTCGCACTTCAGCACATGGTCGAAGCACCGCAATGCACTCCACAGGACATGAATGTCCTGATGCAACTCGACCACATTCATTGGAAGTACGCACGAATGCGTGAAGTGTTCTACAAGGCAGCGCAGGAATCCGCAGACGGCAGCGTGGTCAGCAGCAAGGACTTGGGCAAGATGTTCGACAAGATCGACGCTTCGCTTGAGGCAGACCGCGAGAAGGATCTTGAGCGCATTCGTGACGAGATTCAGAGTAAGGAGAAGGCAAAGACTCCTACGATCAATCGTGGAAAGGATGTCTGATGGCAAAGAATCCATTCGATGCGATCATCAATGCACCGAAGCGACCCGCACAGATCCCGATGTGGGCATGGGGAATATCCCTTTGGCTGTGCAACAGCGGACTTCTGTCCTTGTGGCTTGACCAATGGGATGCATTGTGGGTTTCGGCAGTTGGTGTGGTGAATCTCTTCGGGATTACACGGATAGTCAAGTCGTGATCATTTGGTTCGTAGCACAATGGTAGTGCAATCCGCTGTTAACGGATAGGTTACAGGTTCGAATCCTGTCGAACCAGTCGGTTGTGTACTCAAGCGGCAACGAGGGCAGACTGTAAATCTGCTGACATAGTCTTCGGGGGTTCGAGTCCCTCCGCAACCATTCAAGCCACTTTAGCACAGAGGCAGTGCGTCATATTTGTAATGTGAATGTCGTGAGTTCGAATCTCACAAGTGGCTTTCGGTCTTGTCGTCTAACCCGGTTAGGACATGAGATTTTCACTCTCAGAATCGGGGTTCAAATCCCCGCAGGATCATTCTTCCATGCCATGCTTTGCAATCTCAATTCGCGGTGACACGGAGAGCCTTCTG